TCAGGAATCGCGCTTCAGTTTGTGCAGGCGGCTGGCTTCGTGACGGGCGTCCTCCTCGCTGTGCAGATAGCGGCGGGTGGTCTGGATGCTGGCGTGGCGAAGGTTCTGGCTGACCAGCAGCAGCGGCACGCCCGCTTCCAGCTGATGGCTGGCGGCGGTGTGGCGCAGCCAGTGCGTGCTGGCCGCGCGCAGCTTGGCGCGGATATCCTCATTGGGCGCGGCGGCTTGCGCCCGGCCGAACACTTCCTTGCAGATCAGGTAGATCGCCTTGTCGGACAGAGGCTTCGCCTGGCCTTTGCTTCCGACGCGGCAGACCAGCGGCGTATCCTCATCCGCCGCAGGCTGCGGCGGCAGTCCCAGGCTCAACCGATAGCGGGCGAGCGCGTCCATCAATTCGTCCGACAGCGGAATGCGCGCCGACACGCCGCCCTTGCCGACCACATGCCACCACCAGTTGCCGTTGCGACGGACCAGGTCGCAGGCGCGCGCGGCGGCGGCTTCGGCTCGGCGCGCGCCGGTTAGGTAGAGCAGGGTGAACAGCCACAGCGCGCGTTCGGCGTGGCGGATTTCCCTGTCGCTGCCGCGAGGCAGGCCGTTCAAGGTGGCCTGGAGATGGCGCCAGCAATCGGCGTCCAGAAAACGCTCGATCTCCTGGGCCGACTTCCTCGCGCCTCGCCGGCGCAGCAGCTTGAATGGGTTGCCGTTCAGGTAGCCGGCGTCGTTGAGATAGGCGAACAGCGCGCCCAGCACAGTCAGGCTGTGCTCGACGCTGGCGGGAGACAGCGGCTTGCTGAACGGTTTCCAGTCGGGATGGCTGCGCGGCCGCGCCGGCCCCAGCCACTGTTCGGCCGGATGGGGCGAGGCGAGGAAACGGCGGTAGTCCAGCACATCCTCGCGCTTGACCTGGGCCAGCGTCTGCCGGCGAGGGGCCAGCCACAGCAGCAGGCGCTCCGCTTCCTTGCGGTAGGCCGCCAAGGTGGCGGGACGATCGGCATGCTCGGCCAGCCAGGTCAGCACCGCCTGGGTGTCGGACTGGGCTTGTATCAGCGAACGGGAGCCGGTATCGGCGCGGAAAACATCTGGCAGCATGGCTGAGCGGAAGAAGGCCGCCGCGGATGCGGACGGCCTGGAAGATTATTTGAAGCTCGGCTTGTCCGGCGTGCCCGCGGACTGGGTGAGGATTTCGTAGCCGGTTTCGGTGACCAGCACGGTGTGCTCCCACTGGGCGGACAAGCTGCGGTCCTTGGTGACCACGGTCCAGCCGTCGGCCAGCATGCGTAGATGGCGCTTGCCCTGGTTGATCATCGGCTCGATGGTGAAGATCATGCCGGCCTGGATCTCCAGCCCGGTGCCCGGACGGCCGTAGTGCAGGATCTGCGGCTCCTCGTGGAATTTCTTGCCGATGCCGTGGCCGCAGAATTCCTGCACCACGCTGTAGCCGGCGCTTTCGGCGTAGCTTTGCACCGCGTAGCCGATGTCGCCGAGCGTGGCGCCCGGCTTCACCTTCTCGATGCCTTTCCACATGGCTTCGTAGGTGATCTTGCTCAGGCGCTTGGCATGCGGGCTCACGTCGCCGACGAAGAACATGCGGCTGGTATCGCCGTGGTAGCCATCCTTGATCACGGTGATGTCCAGATTCATGATGTCGCCGTTTTTCAGCGGCTTGTCATTGGGGATGCCGTGGCAGATCACGTGGTTGACCGAGGTGCATACCGACTTGGGATAAGGATTGTGGCCGTCCGGCGCGTAGTTCAGCGGGGCGGGAATGGTGCCCTGCACGTTGACCATGTAGTCGTGGCACAGCTTGTCGATGGCCTCGGTGGTGATGCCGGGCTTGATGTGCGGGGTGATGAAATCCAAAACTTCGGACGCCAGGCGGCCGGCGATGCGCATCTTCTCGATATCCTGCGCGTCTTTGATTTGAATGGACATGTGTTTTGTAAAACCTATTGTTTTCAATTGTTTGCATCATTCAGACTAGAAAATCTTTCGATTGTTCCAACAATCTTCCAACAATTTTCTAGCCTGCACTGATCGCTGTTAAGCGGCATCCGTCCATTCTACACCAGTTGTAACGCACTCGATCCACCGGTCAACCTCTTTAACTGGCCACCTGGTAGAGTTGCCTATACGCAACGGCTTCGGGAATTTCCCATTTTTAACCATCTTTCTGATGTAGGAGGAGGACAGCTGAGTTCGCTCAGCTATGGTTTTAATGGAGACGAGATCGGCCATGGCAATCCTCTTAAATGTATTCTTGTGACGAGCGCATCCGCGGCCAGTGCGCCGGGCTGAACGACTGGCCCTTGTTGTGCCGCTCGGCGTGATGAACAGAGGGTAGGGCGCGCATGCTAGCCGGCACGGCTTGCGGAAACAACAAGGCCGCCAACGTGGGCGGCCTTTTCGTGGTCGGGGCGTTCTGTTTCATGCGAGAGCCCCGATGGTCAGGTCAACGACTTCGAGCAGTGCCTCGATGTCGCCGTCGTTGTCGATGGTAAGGTCACGCGGGTGACGGGGCAGGGCGATTTCGGCAGTAGGGATCGGCGCGCTGGCAGCATAGCGCAGGCCGGACACGACGACCGGCGCCGATGAAGCCTCGATCTGCTCGCGCACCGCGCAGATGAAATAATCCCAGCCGGCCGTCGCGCGCCGGTAGTCGCCCCATTGCTGCTGGAGCCAGCGCGGCTAGCGGGCGTAGCGATAGTCGCTTGCTGAGTTTTCGATTATTTTCCGATGCACAAGCCAGGCTACAAATGCATGATCAGCGCAAAACATAATCGCTAATGCGGGATCGATGTGCTCCTTGAGGTCTTGGTTTGCGAAGTCATGCCAGGCCGAGGGGAATGCAATGGACTGCAACTCCTCCCTGATCTTGTCCGCGAAGCCGATCTTCACGAAACCATGTGCGTCGACCAGATGGTCAGCGATGGTGTCTTTGCCGGACTTCAGCGGTCCGGCGAGGCCGATGAGTTGCATGTGGTTCTCCTGCGCAAGCACGTTTGAGAGAGCCTGCGATATGATGAATGTTTCTTCTGCGGAGCGTGCCTTGACAAAGACAAAGTACCTCGCCCGTGTTGCTGCATATTTCAAGGGGGAGTTTGCCCGGTTGCTGGCCGCGCGAGATGTTGAATTGCTGGAAGAGCTGAAGGAAATGCGAAGCCCCGTTCGGGATGAGCAGGGGAGGCTTGTGTTCGATTTCCGATTTGATCAGCTCTATTTTCTGCTGGAGAGCCGAATCGATATTGGTGATGAAGAGCTTCCGAGTGCGCTTGGGAAGGGCAAGGACGTAAGCGATTTTTGCCGCCTAATTTCCCGTCCATGGCCCTTGAGAGAGCTTGAACAGCATGGGCTTACGATATCGCCCATTCAGCCGGCGCGATCCACCGGCAGTACTCTCTACCGTATCCAGTCGATTCATCCGCAGTTGGGGGACTGATTCTGCTCCATCGCGGCGTCGATGGCTCCCCTTGCGTCTCCGTACTCACCCCATTCAACGCCGATGTTTCGGAGCGCCCTGCCACTAAGGCCGCGCCGCCGGCTACGACATCGCCGTCAACGCGGCCCCGATTCGCGGCTGTTGTCCCGACGCGGTGCCAGCCGTTGCTGGTCTGATGCTCCCACGGCCCGGGCGTTGCAGCAGCTGCTGCAGCGCGCAGGGCGGCAAGATGGTCAGTCGTCGGCATTCCTACCCTTTCTCGTGGAGCAATGCGCCATCCAGGGCCTCAATCACGGCCTCCTCGGCGGATTTGTTGGCAGAGTCGTCCCGCCATCCGTCGTAATCCATCATGCCGGTAGGTGAGTAGACTCTGATGTACCAGTCCTCATCGTTGGTGTCGCGGCTAATGTTGATTTCGTGGTCGAAATAGCGGCAGTAGATCTCGCGGTCGTCAACGGCCACCATCTCGATCTGCAGTTCCTGGAGCGTTTGGCGCGCGAATAGCTGGTCAGTCGTCGGTGTCATCTGCTTCCCCTTCGTTTATCCACTTGTCTATGCATGACAGGCACACTCGATACTCTCCCCAAAATGAGCCATCTATCAGGGCGCGTTCATGGCGATATCGCTGGCCGGGCTCAATGTGATGATCCTGTCGGCCGGTCAGCGTGAAGCACGGGTGTTGTTTGCGGGCTGTCCTGATTTTTGTCGTGCGGCATTTGATCTCTGATTCGTCGCCTTGAAACGGGTCGAAGGCGATGTAGTCGGCATCGCTATGCCTCTGCTGGGTGACGGGTTGGTCAGGGGCCATCACTCGCTCCTTTCCTTTGGCTGTGGTGCGGTGGCAAGCAAGGTGCGCAACCAATTCCACGCAGTGCACCAGTCGCAGTCCTGGCCGGTGGAGTCCCACTTCCCTGGCGTGCGATGCCGGTGGCTGGGCGCGTCTGGACCGCTGTTCTCCCTGGCCTCCTCTGTGCTCATGAGGGCCGCCACGGCGTCGCGCCACATGGTTTGTTCCAGTCCGGCAAAATGCTCAGCGCCGATGTAGCCCTCAAGGTCGCGCATCTTCTTCTCAATTGCGGCTACTGGATCGGGTGGGGTGATGTAGATGTCCGTGCCGATCGGGAGGGCTTGCAGGACTATCTCGTCGATTTGTAGTCCGCGTTCCGCAAATGCCTCGGGTTCGCCATATTTGTTGGTGACGGTGGCGAGGCGTGTTTCCCTCAGGGTTTGGTGTGCGTATTTCCAGGCCAGCGCTGCGCGCCAGCCCCATTGGGCAATCTCGCGCGGCTCCATTCCATGGGCGATGATGTGGCGATGAATGCCCAGCGCTCGCCATGCGCGTTCGAAGGCGATGCTGCCGAGCGCCTCGTCAGCGCGGCCTATGGTCGGTTGAGGTAGGGGGTTCATCACGCTATCTCCTTGAATAGGTCGTTCATGTGCAGTGCCGCGCTGCAGGCGGGGTTGAGCCACACGCATTCCGTCCGGACTGCGCCGCCGCGGCCGGCGGAAATCCTGCTGCCGGTGGTGTGCTGCTCCCAGCCGATCAGGGCCTGGTTGTAGAGGTCGGACGGGTAGCCGCTCAGCACTACGAAACCGTCTAGCTTGAGTAGGGCGTCCAGCAGCTCGCGGTGATCGTCGTCGCTCATTTCGTGTCGGTAGTAGCCGGCTTTGCCAGCCTGCAAGACGCGGGTTTCATGCAGATACGGCGGGTCAACGAAATGCAGCGTCTGCCGGCTGTCGTGTTGGCGCATGATGTCGATCGCGGGTGCGTTCTCGATCAGCACGCCAGCCAGGCGCTGGCCAGCGTCGGCTAGCTGGTCCGGGTAGTAGGTCCAGAGATGCTGGGCTGTGCCGTACTCTCGCCGGCTGTCGATCCGAAACCCGGTTTGCCCCTTGGTCGCGCCTGCAGAGCCGAAACCCATCTGTGCGCGAATGGCCAACTGGCGGGCGCGATTAATGGGATCGGCGGCCGGATCCCAGGCCTGTTCAAATTCATCACGGCTGTAAGGTGTCAGGATGATGGCCTCGATCAGCGCCGCGCGCTGGCCAGGATCGCGCAACACGCGGAAAAAGTTGGCCACGTCGCCGTCCAGGTCGTTGTAGATCTCGGCGTATGCGCGCGGCTTCTGAAGCAGCACGCCGGCGGCGCCGCCAAACGGCTCGACGTAGGTCTGATGCGGCGGGAAAAACTGGATGATCCATGGTGCCAGCCGAAATTTCGCGCCGTGATATCTCAGTGCGGGGCGGGTGACTTCCATGGTCACGCCTTCACTTTCTTGGTGTCCGAGTCGGTATTCGCGGTGGTGCTATCGAACATGTCTTTGGTGGTGGCATTCCTGGCGGCGTAGGCGACGCCGTCCACGGTCAATCCGTGTTCTTCCAGAAATTCTGGCCAGTCTTCGGATAGCGACTCTTCATGCTCGGCGTCATCCCATGGCCACGGAACAACCTCCGCAGTAATGCATTCGATTGGCGGGTACATCCGCCGCTCCTCGGGAGGCTTGCTGTCCATGATTTTCTGGATTGCAGGCAGGGTCGTTTTGTTGTGATGCTCGGCCACAAAAACTGCCTCGGCGTGGCTTGGGGCGGCGTATAGGTCGTCCGGGCCAGGAATGTGGATGGCCCACTTCTCTTGGGTGCTGTGTGCCTGGGACATGGTCAAAACTCCGTGGTGGCGAACAGTTGCGGAACGGGCTCGCCGGCGTCGACAAGCCGCTGCAGGCGCTGGCGGAAGGTGATGGTCGGGTTGCTCCGACTGTCCCCAATGTGGTATTGCAGTTCTTCCAGCTCCCTGGCTGTCAATGCGCGCGGCGAATCGTCCTCGCCATTCAGATCCTTGTAGTAGGCCTGCGCCTCTTGCTCGGAGCGAGCGACAACCCAGTCGCAGTCGTTCATTTCGTAGACGCGGACGCCGTTGATGTGGTTGGTCATGGTGTTTTCCTTGGCTGGTGCTGGCGCATCAGGCAGCCAGCGGTCAAATGGGCAGTCGGTCATGCGGCGATCCTTCGGCGTTGTTTCAACTCGGTCTGGCTCCAGGCCATCAGGTCGCGGCAGTTTGCCGCTATGAGGGCGGCGGCCGGCTTGGGGCTGACGCTATTGCCAACCATCCGGACCTGGGCGGATTTGCTGAATGCGCGGCCATCGTGGCCGGTTTCAATGCGGTAGTCCGGCGCAAATCCCTGGCAGCCGTACAGCTCGCGCGGGGTGAGCATGCGCAACTTGATGTCGACGATCACCCAGGGCTCGCCGCGGATCCAGACCGTGACCAGGGCCAGCCGGTCGCGGGTGGTGGCGGTGGGCATGGGCTGATCCAGGCCGCTCACGTTGTCGGTGCCGTAGTAGCTGATGAGGAACGCGGCCACTCGCAGGGCGCCGGCCTCGTCCTCTTGGCTCAGTTGGTAGCTGACAAGGGAGGTTTTTCCGCCGCCGCCGGCCATGATGGCGCCGACAGGTTCGTCCGCGCCGCTGCCCACGCTCTTGCCGAACTGACGCACCAAGTGCGAGGCCACCAAGCCGTGATGTTCGCCGCCGGCGCTCAGCGTGCGCAGCGGTTCTTGCGCGTCTCGGCCATCGCAGTTTCCGCGCAGGTGGGCGAGATGCATTGCTACCAGTTGCTGCTGGCTGCCGCTGGTCGTGATGGTGGTGGCCGGCACGTCCAGGCTGCGGCCCACGGTTTCGTTGAACCCGCCATTCGCCTGGGCGAGGAAGGCCGTGGCGATGGCGGTGTCCGCTTTTGCCGTAGTGGTATAGCCCGGCTCACTGGCCGGGCGAGGGTCGGTCTGGCCGGCCCGGCCGCCCACGCCGACCAGGATGGCAGATCCCACCGCCAGCGCATGGGCCGCGCCCGCCGGTCGCTTGGATTTGCCGCCGGCTGTGATGACAGGCGCCGGCTCAGTCAGGGCGTGGCCGATGCTGTCGCCCTTGAACTTGACCATCATCGCAGCCGCCAGGGCTTGGCCGCCGCTGCCGCTGGCAGTAACGGTACCGATTGGCCGCTGGATATCACGAGAGCCATCGCCCCAGCGCTGTGCGCGGCCCGGTTTGCCATCGCCATGGGCAGCATTGATCATCACAGGGCTCGCCACCGCCATACTGCCACCGCGCGGCCATGCCGTTATGGTGCGCAGCGGGTCGGCACTGGATTGCACGCCGTTGGTGCTGGACCAGTTGGCCAGCTCCACGATGAAAGGCGTGGCGCTATCCAGGACGAACTTCTTCATGCCCTTAGCCACGCGGCGCATGGTGGCGTCCGCCAGCGGCTTTTTGCGGTCGAAAATCGACTGGCCCAGGTCGCTGAAATCGATGTGATCCGCCGCAGGGCGCCAGCCGCGCTGTCCGGCCGTCGGTTTTTCGTGGTGGGTCGGCGCTGGCCAGATGATCGGCCGGCCGTCACGGCGGGCGAACAGATACAGCCGATCACGGGTGGTGGCTGCGCCATAGTCAGCCGCAATCATGGTGTCGTGTTCGACATCATAGCCCTGGCGGCGCAGCACGCTCAGAAAGCGCTTCCAGGTACGGCCGATGTGTTTCGGGTCTGGAATCAAGAACTGCTCTTGTACCGGCACGCGTTCCCCGGGCTCGGCCACGCTGCCATCCAGCTTCACCACGCGCCCGGTCGTCTTGCAGCGTTTGGCGATCAACGGCCCCCATTGGCGCATCTGCTTCACGTTTTCCATGCTGATGATGCGCGGTTTGACCTGGCCCGCCCAGCGCGGAATCACCCAGCCCAGTGAGCGAATGGCTTTGCTGCGCGGCTGGCCGCCAACGGCTTGGCTGAAATGGGTGCAATCCGGCGAGCCGTGCAGGTGACCAACCGGCCGACCTTGGCAGGCCTCGTGCGGGTCGACTTCGAACACGTCGCAGCAGTAGTGCTGAGTTTGCGGGTGGTTCGCCATGTGCATGCTGATGGCGTCCATATCGTGGTTGATAGCGATATCGACGTGGCGGCCCAGCGCCTCCTCGATGGCACTGGACATGCCGCCGCCGCCGGCGAACAGGTCGACAATGATTTCGTCTGTCGTGAGAAGGGAAAACTGGTCTCGGATCATTTGATGTCCTTGCACTTAGCGCAACGCCACACCTGGCCCGCGCCGCTTTTGGTTGTTACCCATCCGCCGCCGGCTATGTGCTGGGATCGCTGGCAGTGGCTGCATACACGTTTCAGGCTCATGCGTGCCTCTAATGAAAAAAGGCCCGCACGGGCCTGGTTATTCTTGCTGGCGCTTCACGCCGCAAGCTTGTCTGCTTGCTCAATCTATTCCGCAGAGCCCGAAAAGAAATGCCCGAAACTCGGGCAGATTTGGTAATGTGCCTTGTTCTTAAGGATTAATAAGGGGCATGTCTTTGCACTTCAATCCGCTCGGTCTGCTTGTATTCCTATTCTTGGTTTCTATGTTTGGTTATGCCGTTTATGAAATGATTACCGCCGGTACCATTCACTCCAAAGATAGGAAGTTAATTTGCACGCGCGAAGAAACGCCAGTACGTTTCTGGCTTCTTGTAACGGGCCTTTCTGCCATTCCCCTTTTGATGATTTTGGTGCTGTTGATAAAGCTTGTGCAGTGACACGGGCACTCTGCTTCTGTTTGGCCACTGCCGCCGGGAATCATGCGGCAATCCCCGGGATGCCGATCACATCGGCAGCTGCCTGCCGGTCACCCAGCTCCTTGGCGCAGGCAGCCATCGTCGTCAGCTGCTCGTCCTTGATGGCGATGGTGTCCTGCAGCATTCGGATATGTCGCTCTTTCTCATCGAGGAGGCGGGACAAGGTTGCGATCTCCAGCGCATAGCGCATGGTGGTGATGTGAGTGTTCATGTTCATCTCCTGGCGCGCTTGCGCCAAAACGAAGCCCGCCAGGTAGGCGGGCTGTCATGGGTGGGTCATTCAGCTTCAGCCCCTTGGGCCAGCAGCTCCATCACGCCGCCTCCTTGTGCTGTTGGCTGTCCTCCAGCCCGCCCAGCGCCTCCACCAGGGCTTCCACCAGTTCGCCCAGCTCTTCGCTCATCAGGATGAAGGTGGCTTCGAACAGGCTTTCGCGGTTGTCGCCGGCCTGGCTGGCTTCGTCCTGCAGCACGTCCAGCCACTGAATGCCCTTGAGCTGCATGGTGTCGGTCAGCTTGAAGCGGACCTTCTCGTTCCAGATCAGGCCCAGCTTGACGACCTGCTTGCCGGTGGCGATGTGCTGGCGGATCTCGTCGCTGGTCAGGTCTATACGGCTGACTCGGACCTCGGCGCCGTTCTCGCTGCCGTCGCGCAGCACTGCGTCGGCATCCAGTTCAAACGCGCCCGGCGCTTCGCCGGCGGCCAGCCAGTCGGTCATCGCGGCGTGCGACGCGATCCGGGTGCGCGGCAGCGCGGCCGGGAAGGGCGGCAGCGCCTCGCGCAGCTTGGAGACCAGCGCCTCGGCCTTGCTGGAAGAGCCGGAGTCCACCATCAACCAGCCGCGGGCGATGTCCAGGTAGGCGCTGGTGCGGCCGCTGCGCACGAAGGCGCGCGGCAGCAGGTCGTCGGTGATCTGCTCTTTCAGCGCCAGCTTTTCCTTGCGGCCGACTTTGCGCAGCTCCTTGTCCTCGATCTCCTGCACTTTCATTTCGACGAAGTCGCGGATCACCGAGGCCGGCAGAACCTTGTCTTCGCGGCGCATGGAAACCATCAGGCTGCCGCGGGCGGCGTAGACCGGCGCTTCCAGGTGCCCGGCCGGCGGAACCCATCCTTCGCTGAACCAATCCAGGCCCATGCAGGGCTTAAATGGGCGCTTGGCCAGTGCCTCACTCAGGTGGATGGCGTCCGGCGCATCGGTGAGCCGGAACAGGGTGGCATTGTTGAACCAAGTCATGTTCATCCTTCTATGGAAACGGTTTGAATGCCCAGTCGCTTCAGCGTCAGCGGCTCTTTCAGTGCCTTGGCCTCGGCCAGTTTCGCGTCAAAGTCCTGCAGGCTGATGCTATTGCCGGCGGTGTCGTAGATTCGCCAGCGGTGGCGCAAGCCGAGACCTTTCATCAATGCTGAGAAGTGCCGTTGCGCGCCCAGCAGCGCCGCGGTGAAGAGGTGGGCGCCAGAATAGTTGCTACCGGGGGGGGGGCTTCCCAGCTGATGCGGGCGCGACCCATCGGCAGATCGTGCTCGCCGTCGGTGATGCGGAGAGTCAGCTCGCTGTGGCACTTCTCCAGCTGCTGCTTGGGCTGCTTGCTCATGCCGCCTCCTTGACCCCATGGATCAGCAGAGAAGTGTTTGCGGCCTCGGCTGCAATGCCGGCGGCGGCAGCCGAAAGCTGGCGCATGTGCTCAGCGGTTTTGAGCAGAGCGGACACGTCCAGCTCACCGGCCAGCAGCGCGCGGATGACCTGGGCGTTCTCCGCGGTGATCTTGGACAGGTCGATACCGTGGACGTGGACCACGTTGATCAGGGCCTGAACCGGCTTGGGGATGTTGCGCTCGTTTTCATACCGGCTGCCGCCGGATTGGGTGACGCCGATGGCGCCCCAGAATTGCTGCTGGTTGAGGCCGGTTGCGCGGCGGATATCGCGGGGGTTTTGCATGCTCACTCCGATAACGAAAAAGCCCCGCTTGAGCGGGGCTGATTTCGAAGATGAAAGTTGTGTGGGTTAAAGACGGCTTGCAACGGTGGCAGGGTCTTCATTTACTACGATGGAGTCATCTTTGGAGAAATAGATCAGGGTCTTTTCAGGTTTGGTGTGAACTGGTTGCACGCGTTTAACCTGAGCTGGGTTTACGTAGACGGTGTGACCAGTCTTGCCCTCTGCCGTGTGGAATAGAGTGAATGGAACCAGCATTATGCCTCCCAAAGGAAGAGTTGAAATGTGCCAACCATTCTAATAACTTGCAACAACAATGTCATTCCAGAAAGGCCGTTCTCCTGAGATGTGGGTATTTGGTTCCGGCTAGAACGGGATATCGTCCTCCATGTCGTCCATACTCGGCGCCTGTTTCGGCTCCTGGCGACGTGGCGCGGCAGGCGGCTCATGGCGCGGCGGTGACGACTCGCCGCCGCCCTGCAGGCTGATTTCGCTCACGCGCACATCCGGCGAAAGGCGCTTATTCCCGTCCTTGTCCTGCCACTCGCGCAGCAACAGCTGGCCGTACACGGTCACTTGCTGGCCCTTGGCCAGGTAGTTCTTCAGCGATTCACCGCGCTTGCCCCATACCTGGCAGCTGAACCAGTTGGTGGACTTGCGTTCGCCGAAGCCGATGTCGCTGGCCACGCGGAACGACAGGACGGGCTCGCCGCTCGGGGTGTAGCGAAGCTCGGCGTCGGCGGCCAGGCGGCCGTCAAAGGTGATGCTGTTCATGGTGGCCTCAATACTGGATGGCGACGTGGCGCACTTGTTGATTGACGATGGCGCGGATGGCCGCCTTTGCCTGGTCTTCGGTAAGCCCTGCGGTCTTGAGATCGGCCAGGACTTCGCTATTGATTCGGCCACGATGGACGCGGTCGGCTGCGCGGCGGTTTTCCTCTTCCGCCTTGGCTTCGGCTTCCCGCTCCAGCCGGCGCCGCTCAGCCGCTGCGGCTTCTTCGGCAGCTCGGACGCGGTCAGCTTCGGCCTGTGCCGCGGCTTGCTTGGCGCGCTCTTCGGCTTCGACTCGGTCGCGCTCGGCCTTGGCCTCTGCATCTTTGGCGCGCTGCTCAGCTGCTTGGCGTTCGCGCTCAGCACGCTCAACGGCCATCCGGGCGTCAAGTTCACGCTGGATGGCGGCCTGGCGCTCTGCCTCAGCCCTTTCGTCGGCTTCGCGCCGCGCTTTCTCTTCGGCCTGGCGGGCTATCTCCGCATCGCGCTCTTGCTGGGCCTTGATGTCGGCTTGGCGCTTTTCCTGAGCGACACGGTCAAACTCACGATTCATGAGGAGGCCGATTTCATGGTCAGCTTCGATCTGGCGGGCGAGGGCGGCAGCCTCCTCGGCGGCCTTCTGCTCAGCCGCGATCCGCTCTTGCTCGGCCTCCCAGTCGGTCAAAGGCTGGCGGACTTCATCTTTCAGCTTGTCCAGAAAGTCGCGCATGTACTTGCGACTTTCATCGATCTGCTTCGGCAGATCCTTCAACTCAGCCACGCGTGCTTTTGCGAGATCATCCAGATAGGTCTTTGCTTTGGCCACGTTGTAGGCCACGCTGGCGATGTTCTTGCGGCTGGTGGCTGTGGAAAGGTCAGGCGCAATGCTCAGCGCCTTGCCCCGGATTTGCTCCAGGATGCCCTCCAGCGTGGGGCGATGTAGAAAGACCTCCTGTACGGAGGCCTTTTCGATGACCACGAGGTCTTTGATGTCTTCGGCTGCCATGTCATGCTGCCTTTCTAGTATCAATCAGGTGTGCCCATTGGTCGCCGAACGTGTAGCCCAGCTTCGCAAGTGCAAGGTCCATGTCGTATGTGAACTGGCCGACAGCATCAGCAAAGGTCTTCATTTTGGCCTCGTCGCGGTCGATGGTGATGCTGTGAAGGATGTAGTTGCGAACGTCCGGGTCGTGGTTGGCAAAGACCCATTGCTCACGGCCGGTGACGAACATGGAGAATTGCACCTGCTCGATGTATTCCGGCTTGATCTCGCCATCCAGGACAAACTTCAGGTAGACGGCCGTGTTGAATGGGTTCTTTGCCTCGATGCCCAGCGTGTCGCCGATCAGGCCGTCCGGGCTCGCGCCGTAGCGCATGCTGTCGTCGCCGTAGACGAAGGGGATGGTTTCCACCTCAACGCCGGCGTCGAAGCCGTACAGGCCGACGCACGATTCTTCATGCTCATGGCCCCAGGCAGAGGCCTTGCCACCGCTGCGTTTTTGCTGGCCGGTGGCGACTTCCGCGACAAGCTCCATCATGTAAGTCTTGCGAGCTTCACCGATGCTATTTGCGCTACGGCCTTTTGCAATCAGATCCTTTGCCCGGCTGGCGGTGATGACGCCAAGACGCATGGTTTCCCAGCTGTCAGAGCCCTGGGCGACGGATGCGCCGTCGAAGCCCATGTGCCGCAACGTCAGGCGTGTCAGGTCAGTCCTAAGCTGCTTGTTGCTGCGGGGTTTCATTGAGCCTCCTTTCTACGAATCGGATGAATGTGTCCATGTCCTGTGCGGCAACGGCTTCCATGGGTTGCCCCTTGTAAGGGGCATTCTTCGGATAAACAGCGGATAGCTGTTGCCAGGTGCGGCCGTAGCCTTCCAAGAGAGCCGTAAGGCGTGCTTGCTGCTCGCCCGTGCATGGCGTGATGTCGCGCTCAGGCTCGCGGGCATAGCCTTCGCCGCCCTCTGTATCCATGTGATAGATGGCCTGCTGCAGACGCTCGCGATGCGGCCAGTATTTGGATGCCTGCTTGACGACCGTCTTCTTGATCATCTCTGGCTCATCCGTTACCCAAGGGCATTTTTTGGAGCTGTCTTGCTGATACTTCTTCCAGGCCTCGGAACGGTCGCGGATCGAGTAAATGTCCGCGATGGTCATGCAGTGGGTGAGGTAGTCGCCGCCATCCGTCTTGACTACCACATACGCGCCGATGATCTTGCCGCGCTGCTCCTCCGTGGCGAAGGGGCTGTATTTGTGGACTGGGGCGGTGTCGATTGCCGTCAGCTCGAACGTGTCGCTCTCGCGGACGATCAGCGCTTGCCCCCACTGGATGGCGCCGGTCTGCTGGGCAAGGTGCATCATGCCCATGTAGCTGATGTCGAGGCATACCTTGCCCTTGCGCGGCACCAGATAGGCTTGTTTCTTGGCCGGGTTCAGGCTGATGCCGATGGCCGCGACATTGGTGACGGCATCAACCAAGGATTGACGATTGCCGTAAGCGACTTTCGCCAGGAATTCACTGCTCTGGATGATCTGCATGGCGAAGCCAGCTTCGGCTTCGAAATTCAGTGACTTGTCAGCCAGGACTGCGTCAAATTGCGGCGCGATGGCGGCAATGTCGCCTTGCAAGACTTCAAGTTGGGTGGACATGGCCTTCTCATATAAGAACGCCCGCTCACGCGGGCCTGTGGATTGCGAACAGGATGTCTTCGACGACGTGGCGCTCGCGCCGCTTTTGCGCTGCGCGCCGGGCATGCTGAGGCGTATCTTTCAGCGACCCGCCTTGCTGGATCATCCGAGACTTCATAGCGTTGTGCATGCGGTCCAGGGGAATGGTTCGGATCATGCTGCCTTCCGCATCATATCTTGCGCGTAGCTGTCGCGAGCGGCCTCCAGCAGTCGAACCGTTTGGCGCCGCGCCGGGCAGTCAGGCATGGCATAGACCAGCGCCAGCACCTGAGCGGCCATTGCCATGGCGGCCTCGTTGCGGTTCGCCACATCAGACCAGTCAATGCCGTCTGCGGTGTACTGCTCACGGAGGTGTTCGAACTGGAAGTCGACGGAGGCTGTCAGCGTTTCTCCGTGAATGTGGCGGGCGATAGCGCCTTGAACAGGGCAGAAAAGACGTGCGTTCATTTCAGTTGCTCCACGGCCTGAGCCAAAGTGACTGCGGCGAAGAAGAGAGAGGTGTCAACGAAGCCGCCAATGGCGTACTTGATTCGCGCTTTCATAGCCGTGACATTCCCGTCGGCAGGCAGTCGGGAAGCATGGCGTTGGCGCGGCCCAGCGCCTCGCCTTTGCTGCGAGCCAGGACGATCAGGTTGTCGATGCGGCGGCGGGCGCGCGGAAATTGGAAGTGGACGCGAAAACCGGCGAGAGCGTGCACGGCGTAGCAGCCAGAGTTGGCCGCCGGCAGCTTGCGGCAGTTGACGTTGATCAGCGCGGCGGCCGGCGTCGCGGTTGCGTTGGCGATCATGCTGCTTCCTTTCGTTGAAGGGTGGCGCGCGGCTTGTAGTTGGCAGCGTTGATTCGCTCCTGGCTGGCGGCGCGGATGATTGCGGCGTTCTTATCGGATGCCTGCACACCCTCGATGCGGAGGGTGGCGCCCTTGGTCTTGGCGCGCGGCACGAATTCGACGGTGAAGGTGTGCATGGCGAACTCCAAAAAGAAACCCGGCGCGAGGCCGGGCAAGTGAAGGAGAAACAAGAAGAAGCCTGCGAATCGCAGGGGTGGGGCGACTGGCATGATCCATCACCCAGCCGGGGAGGGCGTGGCCCTCGGCCCCACCGCTGAAATCAGCGGTCCTACCGGCATCAGGCTACCTGCGAAGGCTGCCGGCGCTGTTGCAAGGGCCTACGGTGATCTGTGGCCCACCCATCTGCGCATATCGGTTGGGGTGCGCAACCGGAAGTTGTCCCGCCGAAGCGGCCCCGGCACAGTACGGGGGTCTACTCACTGCATTGCTGAACGTCTTGCGGCTCCTGCCCGGGTGGCGCCCGGTAAGCGCGGCCAGCGCTACACTTGCTCGCACAAGGCGTTCAGCGATGCAGCCGGCTGTCGCTGGCGGCGGCTTAGGCGGCCTTCAACTGGGCCGGGCGGCAGGACGTCACCTTGTCGCTGCCGTCTTCCTGCACCTTGATGAAGTCGCCTTTGGCGCCCTTGGTGATGTCGATGATCTTGCCCTTGCCTTTGCGGCCGTGGATGGTGGTGAAGCTGACCGACTGGCCCTTCGTGAAAACCTTTTCGCTCATGCGATTTCCTTTCAGTTGTTTCGGCCGCCAAGGCGGCCCGTTTCTCAGGTTGGTGATGGCTACTGCGCGCCCTTTGCGCATGCCATCTGAGGCGGCGGCAATGTTGCTGCCGAAGTGGATCTGACTTCCGTGCCTTGCGAGAAATGTCGCTCTCGCGGGCGCCAACCAATCAGAATCCAGAGCCAGATCAGGAAGATTTCCATACTGCTCCTGGCGTTGACCTACACGGCTGGGAACTGAGGAGGCCCGCTCTTGGCGCTGTCCAGCCAAAGAACCCAGGCGTGTGGGTGCCCGTTCAACGACCGGGCCAGTCGTATCAGCGATTGGGGCAGGCCCGCCGCATGCCTGTTAATTGCTGTCCCCCGTTACTCGCCACGGTGGGTTTGGCGTCTCGCTGCTGCCGAGGGTGGTTCTCACGCTCGACCAGCTTTCTCTGCGCCTGCGATGGCGCTGTCCCCGTCTACCACGTCAGCAAGTTGATACCGGAGGGCTGTACCTTTAGGAGCGCTCACGCGCTTGCACCGGGCCATTTGGCTCCCCGCACTCACTGGCCATTGCTGGCACCGTTTCGGCATTGCTGCCGGAGGGCGGTCTGTTGCTTCGTGCTGTTAAGGATCGGTGCACTGTGTTGCTGTGCTGTTGGGGTAACAATAACCCCATGGGTTATTTTTATCAAGGTGTTTTATGTTACCTGTGGGGTTATGTGTTGCATTTCTCATACGGAGCGATGAAGAGGCGTAAGAAGGGCGGGGCCTGCTAGGTGTAAAATGCCAACGTCAACACCTGAAATTTGCCAAAAATGCGTAATGTCTTGATGAGCATTGCTTTTTCACTAGGTCTGAGCGCCTGTGCGACACAGCCTGTTTCATTTGCAACAGCCAGGCCGGTAGAGCCAAGCAAGGTCATGGATATAGGCGAAGGTAGTGCACAGATACTGGTGAAGCGAGACGCAGGAATGGTCGGCTCAGCCTGTGATACCCGCATATACGTGAATGGAAAGTTGCGCGCCCTGCTGGGGGCCGGCGAGGTTGTCAGGCTGCGGAGCAATCCAGGATCGGTGGTAATTGGCGCCGAACCGAACGGAACGTTTTGTGGTGGCAATCTGAAGGAGGTGGCCGGCGTGGCGGAGGCCGAGCGTGAGGCTCGCTTCCGAGTGCTGATCGACCAGTCTGCCTCTATGTCAGTTGTACAGACAGCAACCGACTGAGGCCGCGCCATGCCATTAATAGCGTGCTATGAGTGCAACAAAGAAATCAGCTCCGAAGCGAGAGCCTGCCCTGGCTGCGGAGCCAACTGGAGACGTATGTGATTTTTAAGAACCGGATTTCAATTTCAGCTTTCTTGTCCTTGAGTTTCCTCGCTCTTTCGGCTTACGCGGTCTCAGGCGGCATCCCGGTGTACCAAGGCCCACTGAAGTGCCAGAAGAAAGAAGTGGATGACCTGTGGTTCGATAGCCGGCTCGGATGCGTGAGGCCTGGGCAGCAGTTCATTTTCGATGCCCGCGGGGCAGGGGAGGCTAGAGAGGGTGTAGCGTATGTTGTAAATGAGCGGCTGTCAGACACTAGCTTAAGGACTGCCAACAATGGCATGCGGCGCTATTACCAGGGCTTCTTGTGTGTGCGAAACGTACCGGCGGATGTGACTCCGATGTCAATGTCAATGGATCTGTACCGGGCGTTTGGTACTGCGGGGACAGTTGGCACCGTTCCGGGCATTGGTTTCATCTCGACGAGCATCTCCGGCGGAGACCGTGGTGGTTCGTCGGTGATGCCCTGCGACCCAATGAAGCATCCGGTGATCGTCGACTACCGTACCGGCAAGATCGAGTCGGTGAACCCTGAGGCGTTGAAGGCTATCAACGTTTACGAGCTGCCGGAGAGCTGAACCTGCTGGCCCTCTGGGTGTTCGCGATGGTGCCCTGGCATGCAAGTCGAAAGTAGTCAAACCAGCGATCAGTCGCAGAGGAGAGTGGGCATGAAGAGATCGTCGGTCATAGTTGCGCTTACTGCTGCCTTGGCGTTTGTCGGCCCATTCGCTCAGGCAGCGGAAAAGAAGAAGTTCTGCAATGAGACGTCATGCGAGGCGGGGGATAAGCTCATAACTTATGCCACCAAAAGCGACTTCTACATCGCCTGCCCAACGATGGAACTATCCGAATACGCCAACTTGGTTATCGGGCTGATCGCTTTTAATGCCCAGATGATCGGCAAAATGCCTGATATCTCACCCGTGACCGGTGAGCCAGCCTATCAAGGGGAGACCGCAGCCATGCTGCAGCGCGCGCGAACGAAGGCGCGGGTAAGCTCCTTTGACCAGGCCATGTCCGTCTGTCGAAAAGGTGTTGGCAAGAAAGTAGTTACAGTCATGAATGGCGCCAAGGAGAGCGACTCGATATGGGTAGTCGGTCAAGACAACAAACCGTTCTGGATGCCAAAGTCCCACCTGAAGAAGATGTGACGTCCTACTGTTGGGCTATTGACAAGAAAGGAATGGCGCTTGGCGACTTACGTACTAGCAACAACAGGTGACAAGGTGAAGTGGTATGTGTACCAGCGTGACAAGCCCGAGGCCGGCCACATACTGGCCGACGCCCTGGACTTGGGTGCAACCCCGCTATGGGGCAACAAGGAATCCGCCAAGTCCGCCGCGCTCAAGATGGGGCTCAAGACCTGGCGGTATGTGTCCATCTAGTGCGCGTCGAAATCCAGCTTCTGCTCCACCACATGAGTGGTGATGAACCGGCCGAGGCCTGACGCAGTAGCTTGTTCCCCACGTGCGTGGGGATGAGCCGGTGGAGATGGCCCAGCCGAACATTAGTCGATTTTCCTTCAGGGAGTAGTGTTGAAGCGCATCAGCATGTTCGAACTGAGGGCTGTTTGAAACTGAACTGCATATGATTTGTTTGCGTATTAATGTGCAATTGGTGATGCGTTGTGCATTGTTTCTTTTTAATTATCCATAGTTGGAGTTGAGAGCGTTATGAGCAATAATGAACAGAAGAAGAGTCCGCAGCCTAAGCCGCAGGTGCCCTCCCAACAACCACCAAAGAGAGTGCCAATCCATGATAGTTCTGATACGATCAGGAAACGTGAAAATATTATCAGCAATAAGGTTCCTGCAACGGATCCACCGGTAAGGCCAAAAGGAAAATGACTGAAAGCGCCAGTGAAGATAGGCTAGATAAATACTTATGGGATCGACGTCACGAAGTCCTCTATAATGTAGAGCTATCCTCTCTTTACCACCAAAAACGTGAACGTTTTTTTGAGTTGTGGGATAAGCTCGGGAAGGTTGCATCTCTATTTGGTGGGTCTGCGGCTCTTTTTAAGGCCGCAGATGCTGGCTTTGTGAGTTATATGGCGTTGGCCATTACTGCGACATCTGCTTTATCATTAGTGTTTGGATTTTCTGAGCGGTCTAAAAGGCACGCAGACCTTTCTAGAAAATTTAAGTTGCTAGCTGCGTCAGTTGTTTCAAAGGGGGAAATTGATTTTACTGAGCAAGATATTAATGCTTGGAATGTTGAAAAGTACCAACTTGAAACTTCAGAGCCGCCGGCGCTTACTCTATTAGTTGTGCTTTGTCAGAATGAAATAGCAATTGCTCAAAACCAGAAGCAGAAGGTTATTCCTGTAGGTTTCTGGAAGAGGCAGCTTGCTAATTATATCGATCTTCCTGCGCCTCACACGTGAGGGATGGTAGCTTCTTTTTGCCTTGACCGTGCCGGCCGTCGCCGGCAGACTCATCTCAAGCGCTAGGCTGAGCCCACCTTAGTGGGCTTTTTTGCGCCCGTTAGTGACGTAATGCCATCTTTGTATGATGCCATGACATCTCTGCCGTAATCGACAATGCGGCATGAATGTAAGAGGTGATCGAATCAGGGCCGAGCGCCGGCGCCGCGGCTGGCGGCAGGAAGATCTTGGCCGGCGGGCCGGCTGCAGTCGGTCGATAGTCGCCGACCTGGAGAATGGCCGCAATCGCGAGTCCACGAAGTTGCCTGGCATCGCCAAGGCGCTAGGCGTTTCGCTGACGTGGCTGGAGACGGGGAAGGGGCGCAAGACGCCCTTGTCGAGCGCGGAGGCCCCTTACGTCTCTGCGGACTCGCTGGAAGATGTAGCTGAGCAGATGCTGAGCAAAGGGCCAGATGAGGTCTGGCGCCTGGTGCAGCTGCTGCTGACCACCGCACGCTGAGAAATCAGCGGCGCGGTTTTCTGCGTCGTGAAAATGTCCTACCTTGAATAGACGGGGGACTCATGACGACAGCTATTGATCAGCTGCCGGAAGTGGCGGCAATTTCCAACAACAGAATCAATGCTGCGATCTGCGCCGCGGCAGCGCTGCGCAGTATGCTTGTGCGCGCTCGGACGCGCGATGATCTTGATGCTGCGCTGGCCCTGATCTGCACGATCGCCGGCGGGGCACCGACGCTGCTGGCGACGTTCTATGGAGCCAAGGTGCCATCGCTGTACATCAATCACGGCTGGTCTGAGGATTGGTTGCTGCGATATGTAGAGCGCGGGTATGTGAAAGTCGACCCGGTTGTAAGAGGACTCGCCGGAGCGCCGGTAGTCTGGTCCGAGCGGCTGTATGCGCCGGGCCTGACGCCGGCCCAACGCAAGTTCGTCGTGGACTGCGAGCATCACGGGCTGACGCACGGCCTGACGTATATCGCGGACAAAGGCGCCGGCGTTCGATACGTGCTGTCGATGATTGGCCGCCAGGTGGAGGACGACCGCGCGCTGCGTGATCTGCTCGAAATGCTGCTTCCCGACCTGGCTGAGGTGGCGCATAGGGTTTTTGCTTCAAACGCTCGGATTGCGAAAACAAGCAAGATTCAACAGTCTGTAATCGAACTGTATTGTAAGAAAGGCTTTAAACGGTTCGAGGTGGCTGCCGCCCTTGGCAAGAGTGTCTTTACCATTGATTACCACATTGGACGCCTTATGGAGACATATGAGGCGGCCACTATTGAGCAGCTTATGTACAAGATTGGGGCATGCGAATAGTGCATGAACTTTAAATCACGTATTGAAAAATACGTATTTTTACTGTGTACAGATTTTCTTACTATTTCTCGTAATGACCTGACAGATGTCAGGTGGGACAATGTGGCCACAAAACAAGAAGATGTCAGTAGTGACATATGACAGACGGCTATGATTGAGCACCTGAAACGGAGTTAGGAATGCAGAGCAATTGCAATACCGCTCATGCGCCATGCGTGCATGCGGCAAACTGTCATCACCACAGAGCTGGCTTCGACGCGCGCGGGCCGGTAGTCGCTGAAGTGGCGCTCAGGCGTTACAAGGACGGCACGCTCGAGTTCGTGCGGTTCGGGGATGTGAGTAGTCTAGATTTGACCCAGGCCAGGTTTGCGGCCTAAGTGGTAGAGCAGGGCGACATCAGTCGCCCTTTTTGTTTTCCTGCTCCATGAAGGCCTTGCGGAGCAGTTCGAACGCGTAGGCCTCGCCTTTTTCGCGCAGGAGCTTCACGAGCTCCTCTTCAGACTGAGCGGTAATTACGACCTGTTCCGGCGCCGGTGCTTGTTCAGTATCGTGGCTCCTGTCCATCCAGCCGTACTCCTGGCCGAGCGCATCTTCAAGCCGCCTAGCGACATCTTCGCCAATGCGTTTCTTACCGGCCTTAATCCGACTGATGTAGTTCGGCTCAACCTTGATCAACTTGGCAAGGCGCGCCGTCTCCCCCCTTTTTTCCAAAAAGGGGAGAAGGTTATTGAGTCGGATCTGGAAGATATCAATGCTCATGCCCGAATGGTAGTCATAGCTTACCCATGGGGGTAGATGCCTGATAGGTTCATTTATTGCATCGACGCTTGCATTATGGTAACCCACGGGGTTATCCTTTCGTCAGTGTGGCTCTGATTTGGAGCTTGCCTAGTTGTCAAAGAACACCCGCATCGCGCTCCAAGGTGGCAGCCGGGCGAGGCGCTGCAGCGGGTCTGGCTTGGTGCTGAGTGAAGTATGGCAAAGCACTAAACCTTTGAAAATGATCACTTTTCAAGGAAATGTTGCGAACCATGTTTTCTGAGATTGATGTGGTGATCTACCAGGTCGTTGCCGACTGGAAGGATCGGACAGGATTGAAACTAAGGCACCTGGCGGACGAAATGGGCATAAACCCCAACTCACTGAGACGAAAGATAAACCGGGACAAGGTTTCGCACTGTCCGGCACGATTTTCTGTTGCGGAACGCGCCAAGCTGTACGAGATCACCGGTGATGAGCGTCTTGCTCCTTACCTGCCTTACGCCGCCGCCAATGACTACGCGTTCGCGGAGGCCGCCTGATGGCGGATCTGAGCGAGCAGGTGCACTTCAGCAGCAAAACGGACGAGTGGCCGACTCCGCAGGCGCTGTTCGACCAGCTGCACGAAGAGTTCGGGTTCACGCTGGACGTCTGCGCCACGGCGGAGAACGCCAAGTGCGAACGGTTCTTCACGCGTGAGCAGGACGGGCTGGCTCAGGATTGGAGCCGGGACGTTGTCTGGATGAACCCGCCGTTCGGCCACCAGATCAAGCTGTGGATGGCCAAGGCGTACCGCTCCAGCATCGACGGCGCCCTGGTGGTCTGCCTGGTGCCGGCGAGGACGGATACGCGCTGGTTCCATCGCCACGCGCTGAAGGCCGCGGAGATCCGCGCGCTAGACAAGCGGCTGCGGTTCGATGGGGCGAAGGCAAAAGCGCCGTTCCCGGCCGTGCTGGTGGTCTACAAGCCAGGCGAGAACGGGCAGTGCAAGTTGAGTGCGTACAAGGTGCCGGGCGCTGGTGGCCGGGCGCATGAAATCAAGGGAGGGGAGTGATGGATGAAGTAAAGAAAACCTTAGAGCTCCAGCAGCAGATCGCGGAACTGCGCGACACGGTGGCGAGCCTGCAGGCTGCTCTGGCGGCCACTCAGCATAAAGTGGTCGTGTTGACTGCCCAGCTACCGCAGGCGATCCGCAGCGTGATTGGCGATGAGATCAGGCCGGGAGGAATGCTTTATCGAGCCAGGAGTGGTGACGGCGCGCGGGTCACGCACGCCTACGACCCGAAAACTGGCAGTTCTACTCCACTAGCTCGGTAAGGATGGAAATGGCTTTTCGTATAGAGCCCTGATGTATGTCTTGCAAGGTGAGCTGATCGTTATCTGGCAAATGGACGACTATGGAAATCGTCTGGTTGTCGCGCAAAACGATTTCTCGGGTGACGTATACCCTCCCGGACTCAAGAGAAATTTTTGTCTTGAGGTCATCAAAAGAGAAGTTTTCTGTCTTGAAGCTCATGGCGCTGCCTTCTTATGCAAATGGATTTTTAGCATATCAGGGGGTGCGATAGCAGGCAAAGAAAAACCCACCGTCAACGGCCTGGCCGGGCCTCGGGTGGGTTAATCAGAATCAGGAGAAATTATGGCAACGAATTCAAGGGGAGGCAAGCGAAATGAGCGCTAAAAAACTCCCGTGGTTCCGTATGTACTGCGACTTCCTGGAAGACCCCAAGATGGTGTCTTTGGCGTTTGAGGACCAGCGCCACTTTATCGGCATTCTCGCACTTAAATCCGCCGGCGTCCTTGACCAGAGCTTCCCCAATCCGGACTTGTTGGATCGCATCGTCGCGCAAAAGCTCTGGATAGATCACGCCATCATCCGTGACGTGAAGCGCCGTTTGGGGGCTGCTGGGCTGATCGATGCGCAGTGGCAGCCGCTGGCCTGGGATAAGCGCCAATGCCTGTCCGACCAGGACAACACCGCGACGGAGCGCAAGCGTCGTCAGCGCGAAAAAGAGCGCCAACAGGCCTCTATCGACAATGAAATACCTGTCACGCGTGATGTCACAGACGCGTCACGCGTGACATCTGAAAATGTCACCCGGCCAGATACAGATACAGATACAGATACAGAGTTAGAGAAAGACAAAAACAATACTCCGTCGGCTGGAGCCAGCGACGAAACGGGCAAGCCCCTTACCGCCAAAGACCTAAAGGCGATTGGAGTTGATCCACAGCACGCCGCAGACTTCTTGCTCATCCGCAAGGCCAAGCGCGCGCCGCTGACACCTACCGCCCTTGCCGGCATCGAGCGCGAAGCAGCAATCGCCGGCCTGACGCTGGCACAGGCGATCCAGATTTCTGCCGAGCGCGGGTGGCAGGGCTTCAAAGCTGATTGGCTGCATCGCGATACACCTCAATCCAGCCGCCCGGTCGGCGGCAAACCAACTCTCGCCGAGCAGAACCGCGCTGCAGCTGAAGCCGCTCGAAAGCTGCTCTTTGGCGACGATCCCGTGGAGGTCTGACCATGCAGCAAAACGATTACAGCAGTTTCGTGGGCCTGCTCCAGGCTGTTGCGGAGCTCTACGGTAAGCCGCTGACGACGCCCGCGATCACGATCTACTGGAACGCCCTGAAGCATCTGGACCTGGCCGTGTTCCGCGAGGCCATGAACCGCCACGTCACCAGCCCTGACAATGGCCAGTTCATGCCCAAGCCTGCCGACCTGATCCGCATGACTGCCGGCTCCAGCCAGGACAAGGCCCTGCAGGCCTGGCACAAGGTCGACAAGGCCCTGCGCCATGTCGGCACCTACCGCAGTGTCGTGTTCGATGACCCGTTGATCCACCGCGCGCTAGCGGAGATGGGCGGCTGGATCGCCCTAGGCACGAAAACTGAGGACGAGTGGCCATTCGTGGCTCGCGATTTCGAAAGCCGTTACCGCGCATTCGCCGGCCGGCAAGAGGTGCCGGAGTATCCGCCGGTGATGATCGGCCAGTTCGAAGCCGATAACCGCAAGGCTGGGTTGCGCTGCGAACCGCCCATGCTGCTGGGCAACCCTGCAATTGCCAAGACCGTCATGCTGGCCGGCTCCTCGCGACCGTTGCTGGAGCGGAACGAGATGGGGGCAGAGCAAGCGAACAAGATCCTGAAGCTAGTCGATCAGCGCTCGGCGCAGCCGCGGGAGGCCGCATGAGCCGGGAAACGCTCACCATCCAGACCGGCGCCGATCTCCGGCCGCGCATGGCCCGCGCATACCAGCTGGCGTGCAAGATGCTGGACGAGGCCGCCGACGGCAGGGGCCTGAAGGTCACGATCCAAACCGCCAGCATCCGCAACCTGAGCCAGAACGCCGCTATGTGGGCCGCGCTGGCGGACATCAGCGAGCAACTGGACTGGTACGGCAACAAGCTGACACCGGAGGAGTGGAAAGACCTGCTGACTGCCAGTCTGCGCCGGACAAAGGTGGTGCCGAACATCGACGGCAGCGGCTTCGTGATCCTGGGCCAGCGCACCAGCGACATGAGCATCCGCGAAATGGGCGAATTGCTGGAGCTGATCCATGCGTTCGGCGCGGAGAAGGGCGTGAAATTTGGGCTGGGCCCAGCGTACGGGAGGAAGGCTGCATGACCGATCACCAACGGGCTATGGCTGTAGTGCTGCTGACCGCGGTCATGAGCGTGGCCGGCACCTGGGCGCTGGGCCTCGCGCGCTGGAGCGGGCTATGAGCACTGCAACCCCATCCAAAGTTGTGCCGCGCCCCGGCTCCACGCCAGGCACCGGCCGGCGTGACACTGGGCGCATCACCAGCAAGGCCATCCGCGACAGCGCCGACGGCGAGGCCTGCACCCTGCAGATCGCGGGAGTCTGCAACGGCCGCTACGACACCACGGTCCTATGCCATCTACCGGACGAAAGCCACGGCATGGCGCGCAAGGCGGACGATGTTTCCAGCTGCTACGGCTGCAGTGCATGCCATGACGCCATCGACGGCCGCGCGCCGCACGCCTGGCAGCCGGGCGAGAAGGACTTCTATATGCGCCGCGCGATGGTGCGGACCTGGCGCCGGATGCTGACCAAGGGGCTGATCATCATAAAGGGCGCGGCGTGAAAAATATTCTGAAGTCGGTGGCGCTCGCGCAAAGGGGTTTTTTCTTTGTGAAGCGTTCGCGCGGAGAGATCTTTAATGGGTGCCGGCAAATTGTCTTTCATGACCGGATTTTAAATGGTGAGCCCATGCTCAGGAGCGCGCCATTTGAGCGCCACCTTCTCCGCAAATTTTCGGGCAAAACCGCATGATGAAATGGACCCAGCAGGGCGAATGCCTTGCCTGTGGCGACTGGCGGATATTCCGCTACGCCCTGGCCACGCCGCCGCGCTATGAGCTATGGCACTGGCCGCAGTACCTGGGCCAATTCAAGACCTCGGACGAGGCGAAAGCAGAAGCAGCAAGGCTGATGAACGAAAGGGAAATGGATGCAGCTTAATTGCCCGAATTGCAACGACGCCGGCCCGCATGGCGTGCACTCCGCCGCGGCGCAGCGCTACATGTGCAAAGGCTGCGGCCGGACGTTTCGCGCCCGCGCCGCCCAAGTGGCGACCGTGGCCAAGCCGGTGGACGGCAACAAGTTCGTCATCACCTGCGCCGTGTCGGGCTCGCCGGTGCATGCTCCTTTCCTCAAGAGCCTGCAGCAGTACTGTCGCGAGAATGGCGCGCGCCTGATCGTCGTGCCGGTGGCCTACCGCAACCCGACCAGCAACCTGGAAAAGCCACACGAATGGTTCGCGCCGGAGCTGGCTCGGTACATGGCCGCCGATCGGCTGGAGCTGTGCCCTGGTGTCCTGCTGCTGGCCGACGTGCTGACTCAGCCGACTGCGGTGCGCCCGCTGTCCGGCCTGCACACGATGAGCGGCGACAGCCATGGCATTTTCGCTCACCCCAAGATCGCGCTGGAGAGCGTGCCGGTAGCCATCGGCCGCGCCGCCAAGCTTGTGATGACCACCGGCGCCGTCACCCAGGCGGTCTACAGCAAGAGCAAAGCCGGCAAGAAGGGGGAATTCCACCAGGTTCAGGGCGCTGTTGTGGTGGAGTGGGACGGCCAGGCCGCTCACTTCCGCCACCTGAACGCCGGCAGGGATGGTTCGTTCTGCGACCTCGACCGGAAATACAGCGCCAGCAACGCCAAGCGCGCGAGCTACCGGGCCCGCGTGCTGGCCCTGGGAGATCTCCACGGTGTCCGCCATGATCCGGATGTGCTGGAGGCAACCGTGTTCGCCGCCGACAGCATGGTCAACACCCTGCAGCCGGAAACCATCGTGCTGCATGACGTGCTGGATTTCCAGAGTGCCAGCCACCACAACGACTATTTCGAACGGTTTAAGCTGCGCCGCGCTGGTAACGATGATGTCTACGGCGAGCTGCAAGCCACGGCTGATCTGCTGGGCCGCATCGCCGCCACAGGCGCCGAGGTGGTGCTGGCCGGTAGCAACCACAACGAGCACATCTACCGCTGGCTGGAAAACCACCAGAACGCCCAGGACGTGCAAAACGCCATCGTGTACCACGAGACCAAGCTGGAGATGCTCAAGGCGCTGGCCGCCGGCGGCGAGCTGGATCCACTGGAGTATTGGGTGCGCAAGCTGCTGCCGGTTAGCGACAATATCCGCTTTTTGCGCCGCGATGAGTCGTTCATCGTGGATGGCGTGGAGTACGGCCAGCACGGCGACAAGGGCATCAACGGCGCGCGCGGCAGCCTGCACGGCATGACCAAGGCCGGCGCCAAGTTGGTAATCGGCCACAGCCACACACCGGGGATCGCCGATGGCGTCTACCAGGTCGGCACGTCCTCGCAGATGGCCATGGGCTACAACACCGGGCTGTCTGGCTGGCGACACACGCACTGCGTCCAGTACGCATCTGGCAAGCGCACACTGGTCCACATCGTAAACGGGAAGTGGAGGGCGGCGGCATGAACGCAAAGCGGAGCATGCAGGCCTTGGGCCGGCTTAAGGCGGGTGCGATGAACAAAACTGAGGCGGCCTATGCCCAGTACCTGGAGGCGCAGAAGGTGGCCGGCCGGGTGGCCTGGTTCAAGTTCGAAGGGCTGAAATTTCGGCTGGCTGACAGCACGTTCTACACACCGGATTTCGCCGTGATGCTGGCTGGCGGAGAGATGGAGGCGCATGAGGTGAAGGGCTTCTGGCAAGACGATGCGCGCGCCAAGATCAAGATCGCCGCCGACATGTACCCGTTCAGGTTTGTGGCAATCAAGGCCCGCCCCAAGAAAGATGGCGGCGGTTGGGTTGTGGAGGAGTTTTAATGGCGAATAAGCGTGGTGTCGCCGAGATTGCGGGAGAGTTCCCTTCAAAGAAGTACCCTGGTCTTCTTGAGAGAAAGGGCGGACTGCTCAGGCAGCCCTTTGTGTGGGTAAAAAATGGGGTTGAAAAAAGGGCGAACAGATACTTTGTGGAAGTAACCTGCTCGGTTTGCGGGCGGGCCCATCTGGCAGAGAGAAATAACGCACGACGGCAGAAAGAATTTTTCTGTACTGCTGATTGCCGACGGGAAGGTCGCAGTAAGCCTGATGGAGTAAAAAAGCGAAAAAGAGGCACGAAAGGAGCTGATGATCACGTCCTGGTTAAAGCGTCAAACCATCCCGCTTCAAAGAAAGGGTTTGTTCCCGAGCATCGCATTGTGATGGAAGGTGTTATCGGGCGGATCCTGACTGATGCGGAGCGCGTTCATCATATCAATCTGGTCAAGGGAGACAATCGCCCGGAAAACCTAGTTCTTTGCCGGGATGACAGGGAGCATTTCTTGGCGCATGGCTCGCTAAATCGCTGCGTGGCCGAGTTGATGGAAATGGGGGCTCTTCGGTTTGATCGGGAGGCAATGAAGTATTTCGTTGTAAAAGACGACGGCCGCGCTGAGGCTGCGCTGATCGGTCGGTTTGGAATGTGAGAGGGGTTGGGAATGAGCACGGTAGTAGATATCGGTGTAATCCGCGCAATGCGCATGCTGGAACTGCCGCTGGAGGCCCACGAGGCTATGGAGAACTGGGGCCGCTGGCAGCGCAGCGACAGCCAGGCGAGCCGGCGCTCCGGCATCGAGGGCAAGTTTTACCGCTCGAACCGCTGCCCGGAATGCTTCGAGCTGCCCGATCCGTGCGACGTGTGCAAGTACCTGAAGGGCTCCGGCCTGCCGGTGGATATCCAGCTGGCGCTGCGCGTGGAGCGCGCCATCACCCATGGCCGCGTGGTCGGCCGGCGAGTAGAGGCGGGCATGCCCGAGCGCGACGTGACCATTCTACTGGCTCATTTCCGAGGATTCCGGAACCGCGCCGGCGAATGGCAGGCCAGCAACCCGAAAGTGCTATGCCGCCAGCTGGGGATTCAAGTGGCTGAATACGAGCGTCGTGTAGCTAAATTAGTGCAGATGATTTGGAATCGCATGAAACAGCGAAATGCCGCTTGAAATCCGCAAATGGCGATGGTAGGATTGATCTACAAATTGTCACCGCCTGCGGGCGAGTAAATAGGCTGCCGAAAGGCGGCCTTTTTGCGTTCTAAGTCCTATATGGAATATTATTGAGGCTCCCATTGGACGGAGCTAGAGAAATGACGTACGAGGTTGGTCAATTTATAAAACTCAATGCGGGGGCCGGACCAGAAGCTGTTGTTACGCAGGTAATTCCGCAAGAGAACGGGGATCCTATCTTGGTTGTAGAGCTAAAAGTGCCGGCCAGCAGCGTGGGCCGGGGCGGCCCAGTGTTCCAAAATAGCGTGAAGCGTAGTTATTGAATTCATAAGCCCCAAGGTTTCCGCCGAGGGGCTTATGATTTCCGGCATGTGCGTATGGGTGCTTAGGGGTTAAGCATTTGGGTAGTTATTGTCTGAATGCCATGCCCGTGCAAGGAAATTGCCAACTCAATCCTGGGCTTAAAAGCATCCCAGTTCCATTCAAGGGCTTCTGCGGCAGAAACCTTGCCTTCATCCATGCCCATCAAAAAATCAAAGATGGCCTCGTGGGATATGATGATGTTGATAATTTGCCCGCTGTCCAAAGTCCCGCGAAGGCGGGCGTCGCCGTTCTGTGGCGAAATAGTATGGCTAACAATGCTCATAACCAACTCCATCCTAAATGTATTAAGTTCATGATTCTAGCATGAGAAAACTATCGCCAGGCTACCGCCGCCGACACCGTAACCACCAGTAGCGGCTAAACCTGGCAACGTGGACGCCGGCTCTCCCGTCGTGAGCACCCCGCAAAACCGGCACCATCAACCTCGCCCCGCACATCGCGGGGCTTTTTCATTTCCGAGGCCCGCATGCGGCTACATCACACAACCATTGTCTACGAGGCTGCGCCCTGGGGCCGTGGCGCCGAGCTGGTGCTGATCACCGGCACGCGCTGCCGAGTCATCGCCCGCGACGGCGACGAGATCACGGTGCGATTTCACCGTAACCGGCAGCACGCCACGTTCACCCGCCGCGCACTCATCAAACTGGTACGGAGGTAGCCATGACCCAGACCATCACCGCCCGCGTTCAGTTCGACAGCGCGACCGCCGAGGAGCGAATCGCCGCCCTGGTGGCCGAGTACGCCGGCCAGTCGATCAGTCCGCACCGGTTGGAGGTCATTGAGCGGCGCGCCGTGGCCATCGCGATGGAGTGCATGCAGGTGGAGATGGTGTCGGCGCGGCATTGACCCCATGCGCAGCCCGATACCGCAACTGGTATTAACAGGGCCGGGTACTCTCCCGGTAAAAACCCATCAAAACGGCCAAGTGGTATTAAATCAACACATAATGCAAGGCTATCCGAACGGTGCGTTTTTGTTTTGCGATTGCACTGATGTCGCTTCAGCTGCGAGTGTCATGAGAGAATATTGACTCTACATGACGGAGCGAATGCAATGAGTGATTTGCAGATGGCGTGGACGATAGTTAGAGAAACCGCCCCTGTTGTGAAGTACTTGAAGGGGAGCAGAGATAGCTACATTGAAGGAATCCAGACTGCGCTGAAAGACAGCCCGAACTTGTCACAGATCATTGAATGGCTCGGCGAAAATCGCGACGAGCGGTGCTACGATTTGCGTGTCTACGGCTGGCCGGTGGCGATGTACATCGAGTACGTCCGTGGCGGCGAGTGGTCGGGACAATTGCTGGACTGCCAAGTGCGGTACATCCTCAATCCGGGAGAGGGGCGGGAGCTGATATTCGGTCACCGTATAGACGGGAATGGGCGACTGAGCTTCCCCGGCACGACGCCGTACGGCGGGAATGGCTACGAGGCTGCGCTCGCGCTCCTGGCGGCGAATGTCTACAAGGGGCCGACCTGCTGCAACGACTGATGCGCCACAATCGAACACAGCCGCCCACATGGGCGGCTTTTTTTACGCCCGGGAGGCGACGCCTCTATGGCGAAACTCACACCAAAGCAACAGCGCTTCGTCGACGAGTATCTGGTGGACTTAAACGCGACAGCGTCGTACCGTCGCGCAGGTTACAAGGCTACGACGGATGAAGTTGCCTATTCAAACGCAAAAATCCTACTAGGAAATCATAAGGTAGCGGCCGCCATCGCTGAAGCACAGCAAGCCCGCTCCCAGCGCACCGAGATCACCGCCGACATGGTGTTGCGCCGCTGGTGGGAACTGGCCAACGCCGACGTCAACGAGCTGGTCGAGTACCGCCGCGACAACTGCCGCTACTGCTGGGGTGCCGGCCACCAGTACCAATGGACTGAGCCGGAGTTCGAGCAAGCCCAGCGTGAAGCTCAGGAGAAGGGCGACCGACAACCTGACGATGCTGGCGGCTATGGCTTCGCAGCGACCCGCGAGCCGAACCCGGAATGCCCTGAGTGCCAGGGTGAAGGCAGGGGTAAGATCCACGTCCACGACACCCGCCGTCTGAAGGGGGCTGCCCGCAGGTTGTACGCCGGCATTCACCAGGGAAAGGACGGCCTCAAGGTGCTGCTGGCAGACCGCGATAAGGCGCTGGAGAACGTCGCCCGCCACCTGGGCATGTTCAACGACAAACTGGCGATCACCGGCAAAGATGGCGGCCCGATCCAGCAGCAGACTCAGCATGCCGCTACGCCGGAACTGCTGGCCGCCCTGAAGGGCATAATCGACGAGGTGTGACCATGCGGCAGTTCACGGCAGATGAGCGCGCCGCCGCGATTCTTGCCGCCCGCGAGGACTTCTACTTCTTCGTGCGCTGGATGTTTCTGCATCGCCGCAAGTTTCAGTGGAAGCGCGCCAGGCAGCATCGAATCATCTGTGACGCGCTGATGCGGGTGTTCCGCGGCGAATGCAAGCGGCTGATCATCAACATCCCGCCGCGCTATAGCAAAACCGAGCTGGCCGTGGTGATGTTCATCGCCTGGGCGATGGGCAAGCATCCCGACAGCGAGTTCATCCATACCTGCTATTCCGGCAAGCTGGCAATCAAGAACAGCGCCGAAATCCGTGAGATCATCCGCGACCCGGCATATCTGGAGATTTTCCCCGACGTCGCTCTTCGGGATGACTCGCAGGCCAAGGACGAATGGCGGACCAGGGACGGCGGCGTCATGTACGCCGTGGGCTCTGGTGGCACGATCACCGGCTACGGCGCCGGCAAGGTGCGCGAGGGGTTTGGCGGTGCGATCATCATCGACGACCCGCACAAGGCCGACGAGGCGCGCAGCGATACGATCCGAAACGGTGTCATCGAGTGGTTTCAGAACACGCTGGAGTCGCGCTGCAACAGCCCGCATACGCCCATTATCTGCATCATGCAGCGACTGCATGAGCGCGACCTGGCCGGCTGGTTGGCATCGGGCGGCAATGGCGAAGAGTGGGAAATCATCAAGCTCAAGGCGCTGCAGGACGATGGCACGGCGTTATGGCCCGAAAAGCACAGCGTCGAGCGGCTGCTGAAGATGAAAGAGGCCAACCCGTACACGTTTGCCGGACAGTACCAGCAAGAGCCGTCGCCGGGCGAGGGCGGCACGTTCAAACCGGGCAACATCGCCATCATTGATGCGGTGCCGGCCGGGACGAAGTGGGTTCGCGGTTGGGACTTTGCCGCCACAAAGCCGACGCCAGGTAAAGACCCTGACTGGACGGCTGGCGGGAAGCTGGGCATCACGCCCGATAGCCGCTTCGTGATTGGCGACATCGAGCGCATGCGCGGCTCGCCGGATGAGGTTGAGCGCACGCTCAAGAACACGGCAGGCCGCGATGGCAAGTCCGTGAAGATCAGCATCCCGCAAGACCCTGGGCAGGCCGGCAAATCGCAAGTGGCTGCGTTCACGCGCCTGCTGGCTGGCCACGCCGTCTCATCTTCGCCGGAGTCGGGTGACAAGGTGACGCGCGCCGAGCCGTTCGCCGCGCAGTGCAACGTCGGCAATGTAATGATGCTGCGAGCCAGCTGGAATCAAGACCTGATCGAAGAAATGCGCATGTTCCCGAACGGTGCGCACGATGACCAGGTGGATGCACTGTCCAGGGCATTCAACGAACTATTCACCGGAAATACTGGGCTGCTGGACTACTACGCCGAGCAAGCGCAGGAGCTGAGCAGCACCTCAAGCTAAGGGGTAATACATGACGGCAGGGCAAAAGGTGCCGATAGAGCCGGGCCTGATTGCCCGCGTCACCGGTGCAATCAAGTCGGTTTTCTCGGGCGCAGCCTACATGGGGCCGGCTGAGCCGATGGCGCCGGTTGTGTCCGATCCGGTGGCAGCTGGAACGGAAGGGCGTCAGTTCGACTACCCGACCGGCTACAACTTGGTCAGCCGCCCGCGCAGCACCGAGCTGACCACATTCGAGAAACTGCGCGCGCTGGCCGATGGCTGCGACATCCTCCGCGCCGCCATCGAAACGCGCAAGGACGCAATCGACGATTTCCGATTCGCTGTGAAGCCGCGCGACGGCAAGAGCAAACCGGATAAACGGTGCAAGCAGATTGAGGATTTCCTGCGATTCCCCGACGGGGAGCATGATTTCTCCACCTGGGCGCGCGCCATCGTCGAAGACATGCTCGTGCTGGACGCTGCGAGCATCTACCCATGGAAAACAAACGGCGGCGAGCTCTACCGGCTGGAGCTGATCGACGGCGCCACGGTAAAGCGACTGATCGATGCGACAGGGCGAACGCCGCCGGCGCCCAGCCCAGCGTATCAGCAGGTGATCAAGGGCGTGGTCGTTGCAAACTACGCGGCCGACGAGCTGGTCTACATGCCCCGGAATGTTCGGACGAACAAAATCTATGGGCATTCCGTTGTTGAGCAGATCCTACTGACGGTCAACATGGCCATCCGCCGTGCCATCCACCAGCTGCAGTTCTACACCGAAGGCAGTACGCCCGATCTGGTGTTCTCGCTTCCGCCCGAGTGGACCATTGAGCAGGTTCGGGCGTTCGATAAGCACTGGAATGACACCCTGTCGGGCGACACCGCCGCGCGCCGCCGGACGAAGTTCGTTCCGGGTGGCACTCAGCCATTCAACGTGAAGGAGGGGGCGCTGCAGGACCAGTTCGACGAGTGGATTGCGCGCGTCGTCTGCTACGCCCTGAACGTCCCGAACCATTGGGCGCTGAAGCAACAGACGCGCGCCGGCCAGCAGACCGAGCAGGCCAGCGCCGACATGCGCGGCGACGAGATCACCAAGGCATTTCTGAAGGCGTTGCTCGACAGGATCATAGCTCAGCATTTCAAGGCACCTGACTTGGTGCTGGAATGGGATGCGCAGGAGGAGATCGACCCCGAAGCGCGGGCAAAGGTGCAGGACATCAAGGTGCGCAATGGCACACTTGCAATCAACGAGGCGCGCGCAGAGGACAACCGTGAGCCGGTCGACGGCGGCGATGTACCCATGTTCGCCACAGCAACGGGCTTTGTCCCGATCATCAAGGCGGCAGAGGATGAGGACAATCCGAACGATGAGCCTGACCCGAACGCAGACCCGCCGGCCAGGAAGCTGGCGAAGTTTGCAGAGCCCGCGCAGGTTGATGCCGGTGATGTCGGGAGCGTGACGCCGGTAAAGCCAACAGATCGGCACGAGCTGGAGCTGGCCGCGCTGCTGCTGGCATTCCTGCAGGACTGGTGGAAGCGCCAGGTGCTGGTGATCAACTTGTCGAGCGCGGAGGCGGCGCTGGCCTCGCTGGATCTGGCGGCGTTTGCCGGGCTCTCGACGTCGCTGGAGTCGGCGCTTTCCGGCGTGACCAATCGGGCCATTACGGCCGGGGCATCACAGGCGCGGGCCACTGCGGCGCAGACAGCAAGCGCTGCTCAGGCTGCTGCTACGGCACTCAGGCGGCGGGTTGATGGGCTGTTGTCGCCGGCAGGCGATGTCAGCATCGCGCGCGCAACCGCCAATATGCTGAAGTCGATCATCGAGGATGCGATCCAGCGTGGCATTTCAGCTGACCAGATCGACCCGGGCTATGCAGTATCGCCCGAGCGGGCTGCGACCATTGCCGGCAATGAGGTGATGGAGGCGCAGGGCGCTGCCAAGCTCAGCCTTTTTGGGGCATCGCCACTGGTGGCCTATAAGCGCTGGAACGCCTATCCAGGCTGCTGCAGCGCCTGTCTTTCCGTCGCCGGAGAGTCCGTGCCGCTGGATGAGCCATTCAGCAATGGTGCGATGCGCTCACCGCTTCATGTCGGCTGCCGATGCGACATAGAGCCGGAGCTGATCGATAGCGAAACCGGTGAAATCACCTGATAGCCGCCTTCGGGCGGCTTCTCTTTTTAGGCAAACGAAATGACGAAATATCGCGGATACGCGTCTATCAGCAAGGTGACGGACAACGAGGACGGCACGGTGACGGTCGAGGGTGTCGCGTCGGATGGATCGGTGGACTTGGCCGGCGAGGTTGTCGCGCCCGACGCAATGAAGGCGGCGCTGCCTGATTTCATGAAGTACGGCACCGGCGCCCTGCGCGAGATGCACCAGCCGATGGCGGCCGGCACTGTAGACGCTGCCGAAGTCAACGATGCCGGCGAAACCATCATCCGAGCCCGCGTGGTGGATCCGGTGGCGGTCCTGAAGGTGAAGGAAGGCGTTTACAAGGGGTTTTCCATCGGCGGCAGCAGCACCAGTCGCCTCGGCAAAACCATCACGGGGCTGCGGCTGACTGAAATCAGCCTGGTAGATGCCCCTTGCAACCCCAACGCGGTCATCCAGGTATGGAAGGCCGATGCAAGCGAGGAAGGCATGAGCCAAGAGCAAGTACACGAAGAGCTGGCCTTACTGGTGGCTAAGTCGGGCATAAGCGCCGGCGACCTGGTGGAGCTGATCAATAAGGCAGCTGCGCCGGAAACCGAGCCGGCGGGCGGCGCCGAAGCCGCACCGGTGGGGAAGGCTGATCCCGTTATCGAAAAGGGTATGTACAGCGTTGGCGATTTCGCGAACGTGCTGCGTGACATCTTCTGGATGGCCAGCGATGCCCAGGATGAGGCCAACTGGGAGGGTGATGACAGCCCGGTGCCTGCCCAATTGCGCGAGTGGCTGAAGGCTGGCGCCGAAATCTTCAACGCCATGGCCGCAGAAGAGTCGGCTGAGCTGGTCGCCAGCCTGGGCAAGGCAAGGTCGCAAGGCAATATCAGCAAGTCTGAGGCTGTGCCTGTGCCGGCCGCAGAACTGGTGATAGCCGAGCCAGTAATAAAGGCGCTGGCGCCGGCTGGCGAAGACATCGTCAAGGGCTTGCAGGAGCAAGTCGCCAAGATGGCCGGCCAGTTCGAGGCGGTGACCAAGGCTCATGAGACGCTGCAAGCCGATCACGCTGCGCTGGTCGAAAAATTCAACAAGATGCCCACCGAGCCGAAGGCAGTGATCGCGGTAGGGAAGGGTGTTGATGCCGTGACAGCCCCGGCGCAACAAGAAGTGGAGCCGGTTCGCAAGGCGGATGGCTCGGTTGATGAGCATGCAACCGCACTCAAGAAGGTATACGCCTCCGGCGGCTTCCCAATCAGCAAGTAGCCATCCCAAGCGCTCGACTGCCCGCCGCCAGCGGGCCTCTTTTCCTAACCCGCTCCGGCGGGTTTTCTCATTTCTGGAGCATTCATGACCGATGTAACCAAGGAAACGCTGGACCTGATGAAGGCCGCGGTGCAGGACGTCAATAAGACCGTGACCCTGAACACCGGGCTGGTGGGTTACGACCTGTCCGGGCCGGCGAAAAACCTGTATCCGGTGCTGACCCCGCTGCGTAACAAGATTCCGCGCGTACCGGGCGGGTTCGGCACTGCAACCAACTGGAAGGTCATCATGGGCCTCAATGGTTCCGGTGTTTCTTCCATGCCCTGGGTTCCGGAGGGGCAGCGCTCGGGCCGAATGAGCTACCAGGCCGTTCCCAAGGCAGCCAACTATGTCACCTTCGGCGAAGAAGATGGCGTGACGTTCGAATCCGACAGCGCGTCGGCTGAGTTCGAGAACGTGCGAGCCACCTCCGGCGTACGTCTGCTGCAACAGACCATGATCAAGGAAGAAAAAGCGATTCTGGGCGGCAATGCATCCGTCTCCCTTGGCGCGCCGGCTGCCCCGGTGGTTTCGGCGTATGCGCCGGTAGGTCTGGCGGCGACGCTGCCCGCCGGCAACTACTCCGTTATCGTGGCGGCGCTGACCTTCGAGGGTATCAAGGTCGCGTCCCTGGCCGGTGGCGTCATCACCTCCCAGCAGATCAAGGGCGCGGATGGCCAGACCTACACGCTGAACGGTGGTGTCTCGAACAAGTCCGCAAACGCGGTACAGGGCGTGACCATCGGCCAGGCCCTGGCTGCAACCGTGCAGCCGGTGAATGGCGCACTCGGATATGCCTGGTTCGTTGGCCCGGCGGGTAGCGAAACGCTGCAGGCGATCACCATGCTGAACAGCGTGACCTTCACCGCGCCGCTGGTCGCCGGTCGCCAGCCTGCGAGCGTGCTGACCGCGGACTTCTCGGCCAACCCGGGCATGGCCTTCGATGGCCTGCTGTATTCGGCGTTCAATCCGGCCTCCAGCGCCTACATCGTGACCATGCCTACCGGTCCCGCCGGCCAGGGTACGCCGCTGACGCCTGGTGGTCGCGGCAACGTGGTCGAGATCGACAACATGCTGAAGGGCATGTGGGACACCTATCGGCTGGGCGCCACCATCATCTACGTGAACAGCCAAGAGGCGACGAACATCACCTCCAAGGTGATGACCTCTGCCCAGGGTACGCTGCTGCGCTACAACAGCGAAAACAGCGGCAACCAGCCGTATCGTGTGACTGGCTCCGGCGTGGTGGATAGCTACTTCAATCCGTATGCCGAGGGCGGTGGCCGCATCATCCCCATCGCAATCCATCCGGATTTGCCGCCTGGCACCATCGTCGCGCGCTGCGAAGAGCTGCCGGTTTCCTACCAGAACAGCGAGATCCAGAACGTCGTGGAGATGAAGATGCGCCGCGACTACTACCAGATCGACTGGCCGCTGCGCACCCGCATGTACGAAATGGGCGTGTACGCCGAGGGCGTGCTTGCCAACTACGCTCCATTCGCGATGGGCGTGATCACCAACATCGGCAACGGCTGATAACCCGCGCCGCCTCCTCGGGGGCGGCAGTAAATGGAGAGAAATATGGCCGACCTTTACGCCAAGGCGCGCAACCCCGGTGACAGCGTGACCTTTCAGGGCGAGCAGTATGTTGCCGACGAGCAGGCGCTGATCGCCTTCCCTGAGGGAATCGCGCACGAGTTCCTGCAGGCAGTTCAGCCTTTCGGCATTGAGATGACTCAGGATCGCCCAACCGCCGCCGACAAGCCGCAGAAGCCGCCCAAGAAGGCTGCAGCCGCTGCCGCAGATCCGGTGCCGACCGATTCCGTTCCGGTCGCCGAATCTGGAACCGCCGCCGACAAGCCGCAGGAGTGATGAGCATGGGCTACTTGTTGCTTGCCGATGCCGGCCAGTACGGTGCGACTGCGGGAGTGACGCAGCCCATGCTTGACCAGGCATCCCGGCTTATCGACCAGTACTGCGGTCGGCCGGCCGGCTTCGTGATCGAGACCAATCAGGGCGCGCCAGTTTGCATGGCGCAGTTGGAACCTGCGCTGTCCTTCCCGGTAGGGCCTATCCCGGCTGGCATATCGGTCCCGCTGGCTGTGCCGGCTTGGGCTGTCGTGGCGGCCGGTGAAGTGCTGGTGCTGGATCGTGGAGCGGCCACTGCCGAGGCCGTAGTAGTTCAGAGCTTGGCTGGCCAAGTTGCCATTCTGCAGCAGGTCCAGCACGCACACGCTGCCGGCCAGGCACTTACCGGACTGTGCATCAAAGAAGAAGGTCCGGTGCCGGCAAAGGGCGTTTTCCCACTTCGTTTATCGCCGGTAATTCCACTAGCCGCCGCTGTTGGCGGACAGCTGGCACAACTGCAGCGCGCCGACGGCGGCCTTACGCTTCCAGCAGGAGCCGGCCGTGCGGAGATTTCATATCTGTCGGGCTGGGTTTCAGCCCCAGGTGCGATAAAGCAGGCCTGCGCCCGGATTGCATCCAACATCGCCAGCAAGCCTGTTGCGGATGACCTGGTTTCGCATACGGTGGATGGGGTGTCTTACCGATATTCGGAGCATAGCCCGCTGGCATTCGGCGGCTATATCGACAACGGGGCTGCCGAGCTGCTGAAGCCATTCATTCAGAGGGTCTGACATGTCGATAGCGACAACGATTTCCCGCACGATTGAGGCGGAAGGAGTGGAGGTGACCGTCATCCACCTGCTTGCAGCTGGATACGATCCGATTGCCAGGCGGCCAACACAGACAAAACAGACTTGGGTGGGGAAAGGACTGCCGTCGTCGGTGAAGGACGACGAGGTGAATGGCACTTCGATTCTGGCGGGCGACAAGCGTATCCGCATCATGCATCCCGGCTTCGTTCCGGCGCCCAACGACAATTTGCTGCATGACGGTGCCACCTGGAACGTGTCGAATATCCAGGCCACCTACGACCGCGGCGTGCCAGTGAGTTTCAGGCTGTTGATTCGCAAGTGAGCATGTGGGCAAATGGGCATCTCATTTCAAGCTCAGGTCCGGGCAATGATGGACCATCAGCGTCTCCGCATGGAGAACGTCGCGAAGGTCGCGATAGTAGAGCTGGTCGATGAAGTGCTGCAGGGCGCCGCGACGCCAATCGACACCGGCCAGTTCATGGCCAACATGCGGGCCAGTCTGAACGCGCCCGACACGACATGGACCATGGACACCGATACCGACGGCGTGCCAACCGCGATGCGGATCCGCGCTGTGGTAGACGAGCTGCGGCTGGGAGACGTGTTCTACCTGACCAACTCAGCGCCATATGGCCCGATTCTGGAATACGGGCTGTACCGACTGCTGAAGGGATTCGGCAGGCAGACGGAACGAACCGTGAACGGCTACTCCACGCAGGCGCCGCAGGGCATGTTCCGCGTCTCGTGCGCTAAGTGGAAGGGATTAGTCTTCGATGCCATCGACAAAACCATGAACCTGACAGAGGCAGCCAGCTACAACGCGCCCAGCCTCGCCAGCAGACTCACCAATACCAGCATCAGCCAAACCTCATACATCGCCGACTACGGCAGGGTGCATGAGCCGCTCATCTTGCAGAACCAGATCAACCGGAGCAACAAATGACCCCATCCGACATGGAGGCAGCGCTGTGCGCGCATCTGGCGCAGCTCACCGCCTATCCCATCGCCTGGGAGGACGTGACGTTTACTCCTGATCTGGCGCGGCCATACCTGCGCGTGGACAACCTCCCGGCTGGCAGCGTCGCCGCCGGCATTGGCGAGAGCGCGATGAACCGCGCCGCTGGCATTTTCCAGGTGATGGCGTGCACGGCGACGGGCGAGGGCACCGGGCAGGCCGGGCTGATGGCCGACCAGGTGGAGGTGCTTTTCCGTCGAGGGCTGGCGCTTCCGGCTGCCGACGGCTTTGTCCGGATCGACCGGCCGCCCAGCCGTGGTCGGGTGATCCACACCGACACATGGTCGTATCTGCCGATCAGCATCAGCTACTACGGCTACTGCAATCCATAACCACACGAGGCCACTATGGCAATCAATATCCCGGCCGGCTCTGGTGTCCGGCTTGCGACCTGCGTCGAAACTTCGCAGGGCGTGCTGCCGGCGAGCCCGGCATTCAAGGTGAAGCGAATCACCAGCCTGAAGCCCCAGTTTCAGCGCGATGCCCTGAAAAGTGACGAGCTGAACGTGTCGCGCCAGGTGCTGTCCATGCGCCTGGGCATGTACAAGACGAACTACCAATTCGACGGCAACCTGCTGCTGGGCGGCTGGGATGATGAGCTGGCCTGCGCAATGGACAACTCCTGGGTCGGCGGGCCGACGTTCTCCGGGTCGGCGGCGATTGCCGGCGCCGCCGGCACGGTCACTCGCACGGCGGGGTCGTGGATCACCGACGGCTTCATGGCCGGCATGTGGGTAAAGCTGGCAGGTTTCACCGCAGGAGCCAATAACGCAGCCATCGCACAGATCAATGCTGTGACCGCCCAGGCGCTGACGCTGACCGTCATCTCGCCCGCTGGCGGAGCATTGGTGGATGAGGCTGCCGCTGCGGGTCGATCGGTGACGGTGATCGGTAAGTACCTGGCCGTTGGCTTGGCCACGGGGCTGCCCGGCTCGATGGCGATCGAGCACTATATCCCAGGTAATGGGGTGTACGAGTTGTTCACCGGCATGTGCGTCGACAAGATGACCATCTCGGCCAAGCCGAATGAGATGGTCAAGGTGAGCTTCGACTTCGTTGGCCTGAATTCGGTGCAGGGCACAGTCGCCAACGGAACCACCTATCCGGCGGCGCCAACCAATGCGCCGATGGATGCGTTCAGCGCGCCGCTGTACATCGGCGGCCAGCCGGTGGGCAATATCACCAGCATGACACTGAACCTGCAGAACGGTCGGAAAGCCGCTGACGGCGTGCTGGGCTCCAAGGTGGCGCCGGCCATCATCGAGGGCACCAACGAGGTCACCATCGACTTCACGGCCTACTTCAGCGATCAGGCACTGGTCCAGGCCTTCCGCAATGAGACCAACGTGGCGATCGATCTGCCGTTCTTCGACGTCAATGGCGTGGACTTCATCAAGCTGCGGATGGGGAACGTGAAGATCCTGTCTGCCGACGAGGATATCAAGCTGAACGCCGGAGTGCTGCTGAACATCAAGGCCCAAGCGCTGGCCGACCCCGGGACGGCAGTGCAGACCGGCACGCAGTACGGCACGAACCTGCTGATTCAGCGGAGCAATCCCGCTTGATGTAGAATGATGGCATGGGAATCTTCATTGCCATCACTTCATTCCTGCTGATCATGCTGCTGGCGCGCCCGCGCATGCGGCAGATCGGTTACACCCCGCCGGATGCGGTGATCCCACTGCATCGCGGCGAGGATACGCCTGAGCGCGTGGCGCAGTCGCACATGATCGCCATCACCGAGCACATTCAGCACGCCCAGGCCAATGTCGGCGCGATTCGTCGCTACCATGCCGAGGAGGCGCAGCGGATACTGGACTCGCTTCACAACGAGGCGCAGTACTTGCCGTTCACTGTAACTGGGCTGATAGAAGCGCAGGCGGCGATCAGCCGGCTGTTGCGATAGGCCATAAGTACACAGCACAACCCCGCTCCGGCGGGGTTTTCTCATTTATGGAGCCAAAATGGACCTTTCTTCCCCGAGCCTTGCCGACTTGGCTGACGTTGCTCAGCCCCTGAAGATCCTCGACCCTCTGACGCTGCGGCCGAATGGCCTGGTGCTGGAAATCGTCGGTCGTGAGTCGGCGCGCGTGCGTCACCACGACCGCCAGGTCGAGGCTGAACTGTTCCAGCGCGCTGCGGCAGCGTTCAAAGAGGGACGCGAGAATCTGCCGCTGACCGACGCCGAGAAGGACGACCTTGAGGCCCGCCGCGCCGCAGCTGTTGTCGTGGGGTTTTCTGGACTGACCGACAACGGCCAGCCGGTGGCATACAGTCCCGAGGTTGTGCTGCAGCTGATGCGCCGACACGCCTGGATACAGCGCCAAGTGCAGCGCGCCCATCTGGACGACGAGAGTTTTTTCGGGAGCAAGCCCGGCGACTCCTCGACTGGGCGAGGCACTACTTCCGACTCCACCGCCCCGGCGCCGACGGCGTAGCGCCAGTACAGCACCTGCAATCCATCTGGAAGGCTACCGGCATCCGGCCGACCGACCTTGATCCGCCGTGCGTATTCCCTGAGCTGCTTTCCAGTGTGTGGCGCTGGTTTGGAGAGCTCTCCGTTCGGCGCGGGCAGTCGGAGTTTGGCCCTCTGCCCATCGGCTGGGCTGATATGGCGGCATGGAATGCCATGACGCAGGCGAGCCCGTCCCCGCGCGAGGTGGAGCTGATCATGCAGCTGGACGTGGTGTATTTCGAATCGAGGAGCAGCAATGGCTGACAACGCAGAGCTTGGGTTTTCGGTCGATACCAGCCAGTTGGATGAAGCGACCAAGGCATTGGACCGAGTGACGGATGCGGCGGGTCGCACGGAGCAGGCAACGATCTCTGCAGGCGGCGCCGGTCGGAAGATGGCCCACGACTATGTGCCCGGCGTTGATGCGACGGTCGAAGCTATCCAGCGTAGCGAGCGCGCCGCCAATGCCTACATCCAGTCGCTGCAAAAGCAGCTGGATATGCTGGGCAAGAACAAAGCCGAACAGGCAGCGCTGCAGGCCCAATACAGCGGCTTCAGCCAGCAGATCCAGCAGCAGGCCTACGACATCGGCAAGAAGATTGATGCTTGGCACCGGGAAGAGGAGGCCGCCAAGGCCGCGGCGAAAGCTGAAGAGCTGGCCGGGCGCACCGCCGTTGCTTCCGCCGAAGGCTTCAAGGCGCTGACGTTCGCCAATGCGGGCTCAACCCGCGAGCTGATTGTGCTGGCCCATGAGGCCATGACCGGAAACTTCAGCCGGATGCCTGGCTCGTTCATGGTGCTGATGGAGCGCGCCGGCGGTCTGCATGAGATGCTGGGGGCGCTGGTCTCTCCGTTTGGCCTGCTGGCCACTGCCGGCGTGGCCGCTGTTGGCGCCATTGCCGTGGCATTTTACCAAGGCACTCAGGAGACCAAGGCTTTCAACAACGCCATAGCGTTGACTGGCAACTATGTCGGGATGACCTCATCGTCGTTTGAGACTATGGCCCAGCGACTGGCGGACGCCAACCACGTCAGCGCCGGATCGATGCGCGAGCTGATGGACCAGATGATCCAGACCGGCCAGGTGGGAGGCAAGCAGATTGAGCTGATCACCGATGCGGCGCAGCGCTATGCAAAGCTGACCGGCGGCGATGCCGCCGACGCCGCGACCAAGTTCGCCAAGGCTCTGGACGATCCGTCAAAGAGCGCCATCGAGTTGAATAAGCAGATGCACTTCCTGACGCTGGCCCAGTACGAGCAGATCGAGGCGATGCAGAAGTCAGGAGATATTCAAGGGGCGCAGCTCGTTTTGTCCAAGGCGCTGGATGATCATCTCCAGTCTGCCAGCATTCCGAATCTCGGGTATCTGGCGATGGCATGGGAAGGCGTCGCAATGGGCGTCCGCAAGGCTTGGGATGCGATGAAGGGGTGGGGGCGGGATAGTTCGGTTGCGGAACAGATCGCAGCCAACAATGCTGAAATCGCCAGCCTGATGACGGCCTCGGCGGGATCTGGGTATGGGGCAGGCAACAAGGCGCGCGCAGATGCTCTGCGGGCTGAGAATGTGAGATTGCAAGCTCAACTGTCCCGGGACACGGAGGCGTCGCAGGCGAAGGCCCAGGCCGCTCAGATCAATCAAGAGGGCATTGTGGCGCGAGCGCGTTATCAGCGTTTTCAAAACGAGTTTGCCAGCCCGGCTGAGAAGCGCCAGAAGGAAATCGCCGACCGGATGCGCGACTTTGACGCGATGATCATGGCCGGCGACCAGGTCACGCCAAAGATGCGTGATGATGCCATCGCCGCGATCAACGAGAAGTACAAGGATAAAAAGCCGCCGCGAGCCAAGATAGACCATGCAGCCCGCCAGACTGATCAGGAGATGGCGCGCGCACAGGCAATGCTGGCTGAAGCGAGGGCGCAGATCGGCATGTTGGCCGACGGCGACGATAGTCGGCTGGCGAAGTTGACCGCTGCGGAGAAGCGGATCACCGAGCTCCGCGCGCAGCTGAACATGCCGCAGCAGTTCCGCCTGAGCCAGATGAGCGATGGCCAGATCAAGAACGCGATTGCCGAGTATCAGCAGGTGATCCCGCTGCAGCGCAAGTTCATGGAGGATCGGCTGGTCGCTCACAACCAGGAGCTGGCGAGCAAGTCCGCCCTGGATACTGGCAACAAGTGGCGCGGCGCCACTGCGCAGCAGCTGGCCCAGCTGCAGCAAGAGCGCGATCTGGTCGGCGCATCGACGCAGGCGCGCAAGCTCTACGCGGCTCAGCTGAAGATCGAGCAGGATCTGCGGACGGCTATCTCTGCCGCGGCCAACAAGGTCAATCTGACGGACCAGGAGTTCATCGCTCAATACCCGCAGGTCGTAGAGCAGCTCCGCCAGGGGGCGGAAGTCCGGATGGAGCAGGAAATCCCAGCCATCCAGCAAGAGATTGAGCTGCAGCAGCGGTGGTCCACTGGCTGGGCCGATGCGTGGGCATCTTATCAGGATGCTGCCAACAACAACGCACGGGCCGCCACCGGCGCCTTTAACTCCATGACACACAGCATGGAGTCTGCACTCACCCAGTTCTTCGAGACCGGCAAGCTGGGCTGGAAGAGCTTTGCCACGGCGATTCTGCAGGAGATTGAAAAAATCATGGTGGCGAAGGCCGCCGCCGGCCTGTTGACGCAGGCCGTGGGCTTCATCTCTGGCATGGTGCCGACGCAGGCTGCGGCGCCGGTTGAGGTAGGCACGCCGACTTGGACTGCTCAGGCGGATGGTGGCGCATGGTCTCGGGGCGTGCAGTTTTACGCCAATGGTGGGGTATTCGACCGACCTACCGGGTTCGCGCACGCGGGCGGCTTGGGCGTGCTGGGCGAGGCTGGGCCGGAGGCAGTCATGCCGCTAACGCGCGGCTCCGATGGCCGGCTGGGCGTGCGAGCATCAGGAGGCTCGGGCGGTGGGGATGTGGTGATCAACCAGACGGTGATCTATCAGGATGCGTGCGGCAAACAGACGCAAGGCGATGCCGCTGGTAGCACGATGATGGCAGGCATGGCTGAGGCGATGAAGGGGCTGGTAAAACAGGGTATTGCCGCAGAGCTGCGCCCCGGGGGGATGATTTATAGCGCGAGGAACGCATAGTGGCGGATACATTCACTTGGACGCCATCGGTGAACATGGAGACCGAAACCGCGCCGACGGTAACGGTTTCCAAGTTCGGAGATGGCTACAGCCAGCGGACGCCGGCCGGGATCAACAACCTGGCCGATACTTTCACCGTTGCCTTCAATAACCGATCCCCGGCTGAGATTGCTGCGATTGATGCTTTTCTGACAAGGCAGCGTGGCGTGAATTGGTTCTGGTTTACGGGCGCGGACGGCAATAAGGTCAAAGTAATTTGCCTGAAACCATGGAAGCGCACAGATCCGGTAGCCGGGTCGGCATCGCTGACTTGTACGTTTGAACAGGTATTTGATATAGGCAACTGAGATGCAGATCGAAAAGGATGTCCAAGGCTTCACCCTTGATGCAAGGGTGGAGCTTTTTCAATTGGCCCCTCCACCCGGCACCCAATACCCGGTGCAGTACTTCACGCCGGCCGGCACGGACGCCAATACCAACCCGATCAGCTTCATGGGGCAGCAGTATCAGCCCTGGGCAATCCAGGCCGAGGGATTCGAAAAGTCCGTCCAGGGCAGCGCGCCGCGGCCCACACTGTCCATCGCGAACGCGGTGATGGGCGCCAATGGCCCGATCTATGGCATCTTCACCCAGCTGGTGCGCCAGTTCAAAGGCCTGGCCGGCTGGAAGGTGACGCGCATGGTCACCTACGCCAAGTTCCTGGATGGCGGTGCCCTGGCGGGCTCGCCCGAGTTCCATCAGCAGGAAATCTGGTTCGTGAACCGGCGCACGCAGGATGATGGCACGGTGCTGAAGTTTGAGCTCGTGAGCGCGCTGGATCTGGAGGGCAAGACCGTGCCGAACACTATGGCCAGCGTCTACTGCCCAGCTCAGACGCAGTATCGGAGCGCCGCGTGCGGCTATGCTGGCGCCGCCATGTTCGACGTCGACGGGAAGCCGACGAGCGATCCAAACAAGGATGCGTGCGGCAAGCGCTATAGCGATTGCCAGTGCCGGGGGAACCAGACGAACTACCCCGGGCTGCTCGGTCTGCGGCGCTACGGCTGAGCAATCCCACCCCAATAAACAACCCGCCTCGGCGGGTTTCGTCGTTTCTGGAACCGTGATGATCAACGAAATGCTTCACCTGGCGGAGCTGGCGCACCCGCAGGAGGCCTGCGGCGTGCTGCTGGACACCGGCCGCGTCTACCCGTGCCGGAACATCGCCGGTAACCCGCGCGCGCAGTTTGAGCTCGATCCGGTGGACTATGCCGCCGCCGAGCGGCTAGGCCGTATCGTCGGCATCTGGCACAGCCACCCCGATGACACCGCCGACCCGTCACTGGTTGATCGTGTGATGTGCGAGCGGACGGGACTGCCCTGGCACATCGTCAGCTGGCCAAACGGCGAGCACACACTGACCGAGCCCAATGGCTGGCGGGCACCCTACGAAGGCCGGCCCTTCTGCTGGGGTGTGTTCGACTGCTTCAGCCTGGCGCAGGACTGGCACCGGCGCGAAACCGGCATCAAGTTGCCGCGCGCTGAGGCCCGAGAGGACTTCTGGCGCCGCGGCGAGAATCCATTTGCTGCCTGGCTGGCCTCCGCACCGGCGGACGTGGTGACTGACGAAATCCAGCGCGGCGACCTGATCTTCATGATGTGCGAGGCTGACGTGATCAACCACGTTGCGGTCTACATCGGCGACAGCCGAATCCTTCATCAGCTCTACAACCAGCCCAGCCAGGTCAGCATCTACGGCGGCTGGTGGCAGCGCTGCACCGTAACCGTTGTGAGGCCACGCCATGAGTGAAAAACGCACCGTCCGCCTGGGCGGCGAGCTGGGTGAGAAGTTCGTGAAGGAGTTTGCCGCCTACGTGGATAGCGTGGCAGAGGCCATCCGGATGCTGGAGGCCAACTGGCCGGGATTTGCGCAGCATCTGCGTGAGAGCGATCCGGAGAAGGTTGGATACCGGGTGACGGTCGCCGACCGGGAAATCGAGGAAGACGAGATCGTGCTGGTGAGCCAGGGCGACATCCTCATCATGCCGGTGATTGGTGGGGCAAGTGCTGGGCTAAGGATAGTTGCGGGAGCTGCAATTATTGCCCTGGCGTGGTGGAACCCTCTTGGCTGGAGTGCCGCCGCCGTAACAGCGGGCTATGGCGTTGGCGCCAGCATGATGATAGGAGGGGCAATCCAGCTCCTTACCCCGATGCCCAAGCAGCCGGACTGGCAGGTCAAGGACGGCAAGCCGAACTACTGGTTCAACGGCGCGCAGCAGACCAGCGCCCAGGGCCTGCCCATCCCGATAGGCACCGGCACCATGCTGATTGCCGGCACGGTGATCTCCGCCGGCGTCAGCGTCGAGGACATCGGCACCGGGACGCTGCCCACCAATTCCCCCGTACTCGTATAGCCCGCCGCGCGCGGGCGCTTCTGTTTCTGGAGCATGAATGTCCGACGATGCAATCTTTGGCGCCAAGGGCGGCGGCGGTGGCAGCCAGCATACCCCGGTGGAATCGCCCGATACCGCGCAGTCGATCAGCTACGGCCGCATGATGGTGCTGCTGGGGCATGGCGAGACCGGCGGACCGGCCGACCCGGTAAATCCGCTGAAAAGCATTTATCTGGACGATACGCCGATCCAGAATCCTGACGGTTCGTTCAACTTCCAGAACATGCAGGTTTCGTATCGCACGGGCACCCAAACGCAGCCAGCGATTCCGGGGTTTCCGGCAGTCGAGACCGAGATCGGCGTGGGGCTGGAGGTGAAGGCGGCGAACCCGATTACGCAGACGGTCGCCGATGTGAACGCCACCGCCATCCGGGTGACGGTATCGCTGCCCGCCGGCCTGCGCTCCACCGATCCGAAAACCGGTGACACCTCTGGTGCATCTGTGCAGTACGCCATCGATCTGGCGCCGACGAATGGCAAATTTGCTCAAGCTGCCATTGTCACCATTTCCGACAAGACTGCCGCCAACTATCAGCGCAGCACTCGACTGCCGCTGACCGGCACCGGCCCGTGGCTGGTCCGCGTTCGCCGAATCACGCCGGATAGCAGTACTCAATATTTGGTCAATCAGACCGTTTTCACGTCGTTCACCAGTATCATCGACGCGCAGCTGCGCTATCCGAACCTGTCGGTGCTCGCGCTGAAGTTCGACGCGCGCCAATTCAGCCGGATGCCGGCGGTGTCGGTGCTGTGGCAGCAGCTGAAGTGCCAAGTCCCCAGCAACTACGATCCGGTGGCGCGCACCTACACAGGGCCATGGGATGGCAACTTCAAGCCGGCGGTGACCAGTAATCCTGTCTGGTATCTGTGGACCTACTGCACGGATAACCGATTCGGCATCAACATTCCGGCCGCCAACATGGACCGATGGGGGATGTACGCCATCGCGCAGTGGTGCGACCAGTTGGTCCCCGATGGGTACGGTGGGTTCGAGCCGCGGTTCCAGTTCCACAATTTCCAGCAGGACACGCAAGACGCCTGGAAAGTCGTTTCCGACATCGTGAGCAGCTTCTGCGGCCAGGCCTACTGGTCGGCCGGCGGCATTCGGATTGTGGCAGACATGCCTGGCAAGCAGCCGGTCAAGCACTTCAACGCTACCAACGTCATCGATGGCAAATTCACCTACTCGTCCACGCCGAAGAATGGGCGCTTCACCGCGGCGGCAGTGGCCTGGACGGATCCGAGCGACCGCTACCGGCGCGCCGTGGAACCCGAAGTGCACAACCAAGGGTTGCTGACCTATGGGCTGCAGCAGACCTCAGCGGTGGCGATGGGTGCGGTTACCCGCGGCCAGGCGCGCCGCTGCGGCCGGTACATTTTGGAGACGGCGCAACGGTGTACCGAGATGGTGACGTTCAAAGCAGCGGCCTACGGCGCTGACCTCCAACCTGGCGATCTGTTTGCGACGTCCGACTTCCACGTCGCCGGCGCGCGGATGGGCGGTCGGGTGGTGTCGGTTGCCGGCACCGCAGTCAAATTGGATGCGCCGGTCACGCTGCAATCGGGTGTGACCTACACGCTGGAGGTGACCGGGCCGGATGGCGTGCCGGTTCGCCGCGGTGTAGTCGCGCCGCCGAGCACGACCGACACCCTTAGCATCGTTTCGCCGTACCCGGCCCAGCCGGTTGCCGGCGCCACCTGGGTCTTGATCGCGACCAATCTGCAGCCGGACCTGTGGACCTGTGTTTCCATCAAGTCGGTGGACAATGGCGAGTTCGAAATCTCGGGCCTGCAGTACGATCCGAACAAGTGGGCGGCCATCGAGACCGGCCTTCGCTTCGACCCGGCGCCGACGAGCAATCTGCCAGACCCCGGCGCGATGCCACCGGTCCTGGCGGTTCAACTGCAGGAGCAGCCCAGCCTGGCACCGGACGGCAGCCGGAAGGTCAAGCTGCTGGTGGACTGGCCGGCGGTCGTGCATCCGTATTTGCGTAGCTACCGGGTGACCTACCGGCAAAATGGCGGGAACTGGGTTGCTCTGCCTGATCAGGTCAGCAACCACGCCGAAATCGTGGACGTAGTGCCGGGCAGTTACGATGTCCGGGTGTCGACGGTATCGGTAACCGGTGTCGTCAGCATCCCCGTCACCGGCAACCAGCAGACGCGGGGGCAGGTGACTGCGCCGCCGGCGCCGACGCTGACGGCTGTGGGTGGGGCGATGAAGATCGACCTCTCGTGGACGTATCCCGCGGGACGGCCAGACATCGCTAGGGCTGAGCTTTTCTACAGCACCGCATCCGGTGATTCGAACCCATCCAAACTTGCGGACTTAGCGTTCCCGACCTCTACGTTCAGTTGGCAAGGCCTTCAGCTTGGTGTGACCTATTACTTCTGGCTGCGCGTGTACGACACCTGGGGGAATGTTTCTGCGTTTGCCACTGCGCAGGCTCAGACAGTGAAAGACCCGGCGCTGCTGCTCCAGCAACTGCAGGGCGGCGTCGACTACAGCCTGCTGACACCGGAGGTAGCCGGCAATATCAATGGTACTGCGGCGGCGCTGCTGCGCGCGGTGTTGCAGATTGACAGTAGCTGGTCCCAGGCCCGCGGTGCGCGCGTTGCCAGCGCCAACGCGGCGGCGGCTATCGTAAACGAGCAGCAGATCCGTGCGGATCAGGACGCTGCAATAGCGTCTAACCTCGATGCGCTGCAGACAACGGTCAACGGCAACTCGGCCACTGTTACCGAGCTGTCGAGGTCGATAGATGGGGTGATGGGACAGTGGTCGGTCAAAATCCAACTGGATGGCAACGGTAACCCCAGAGTTGCTGGGGTGCAGTTGAATAACGGCATCAGCGGCTCGTCGTTTGCGGTACTCGCTGACAAATTCCAGGTGTCGATGCCGGATGGCAGCAGCCCTGTCCCTGCGTTCACGGTCGGCAAAATAAATGGACAGACTGCAGTGGGGATCAATGGCTCGCTGATTACGGATGGAACGATTGTCGGGCGCCGGCTGATAGCTCCGGAGTCAATTGATGTCGGCCAGATCAACAGCCGCGGCCTAACGATTCGCGATCCTGCTGGAACGGTGGTGGTCGACTACTCAGGTATGGGGGCTGGCTATATCAAGGGGATGTTGACGGTCGGCCAGATCGATACTGAGGGCTTGCGCATCACGCGAAACGGTAATGTCGTGGTCGATGCTAATGGTCTTGACGCGACCTATATCCGGAATTTGTCAGTGGACACGTTCCAGATCAAAGGTGAGGCAGTCAGCAAAAACGACACTCGTACAGTGTCGGTGTCTGGGTGGCAGGGGGGGTGGAGCTACTCATTCCCGTTCTACTGCAGCGACAGGGGAACGCTACTCGTGTTCGGTGACGCTCCGTTCCAGCCAGTCAATCTGCAGGCCCGGGGGAGAGGAACGAGCATCGGCAATGGCAGCGGCGTGCTGGTGCTGGATGTATCAGCCGGTGAGACTGTTACCGTTGGCGTTTCGACTGTCGGCGGGTTTTCTGCTGTTGGCCAGGTGAGGTACGGTGCCGTGCTGTTCCGGCGATAGAGGGAATCATGGAAAAAATCAACATCATCGAATACGACGAGACCGGGCGCATTCTGCAGACTGGTCTCGCCCCGCTCGAGAACGTCGAGGTCGAGTTCGCGCTCGGCAAATTGCTGCTGCAGGGCGAGGCTGACCCGCTGACTCAGTATGTCGCCGATGGTGCCATCGCGCCGCGGCCGCCGAATTCCACGGTACTGGACGGCATGGTGCTGCGCAATCTGCCTGCGCCGTGCCGGCTGATCGTCGACGGCGTGGAGTACGACTGCCCGGACGCGGAATGCGCGCTGTCGTTTTCGTTGCCGGGGCTGCACCACGTTGTTGTCGATGCGTTCCCAGCGCAGCAGGCGGTGTTTGAGGTGACGACATGATGCAACTGCACCACCAGGGTGACCATCGACCGGTCCGGGCAGTTGAGTATCCGGCCATCGGCGATCAGTTGGACGTGTTGTGGCGCTGGGCGGCGCAACTGCCGCCGGATCTACTCTCCAGCGAGATGCGACAGATGCTGGCCAGCATTCAGGCCGTAAAAGAAAACTACCCCAAGCCCCGCTGGATTGCGTCGGGCAGGGCTGATCTTTTGGAGGAGTGATGGCAGAACCAACCATGGGAGAGCTGCTGGCATCGGTTACACAGCTGATGCAGCGCTACAACCTGACGATGGACCAGTTCAACACGTGGCTGACCGGCTCCGGAACGGTCACGTTGATCGATGCCGCCGGCGGGCAGCGTACTGTGCCGAGCGCTTCAAATGTACTGCGCTCCGATGGATCAAACGCCAGCGGCACATGGCCGATTTCGATCAATGGACAGGCGGCGACCGTGCGCAGCATCACCGCGCAGCAAATCAGTGCGGCGCTGGGGGCACCGGCGTTACACGCCGACAACATACCCAGCACCGACGCGGACAGGGTTTATGTGCGTCTGGGTACATTCGCTGCGGCGCAGAACGGTGCGAAATTGCGCGTTAGCATTATGTATAGCCAGGGTTTTACCGCTGGCTCGGATCAGATCGGGATGGCAGAGCTGGTATTTGCAACGAGCAACGGCGCACGATCTCAGCCCGGTTCGTCCGGGCCGTTTTTCGGGGCGGGCATCGCGTACGCGTTTGGCAATGCATCGTTGCAATTCGTAGTTCTTCAGAACTCTCAGGCGCTGTATACCGTGTACGCGATCATGCAACCGTGGTCTGGGGCCTGCAGTTGTAATGCGTGGGGAGATACGACAAATGGGGGGTGGACCAGCAATATACAGAACACCGGCACTGCGGCACCGGCAGGCAACTGCATCATCATCCCTGTTCGAGTAATGCAAACGGCCTAAGGGGGATCAATGACCCACATTTTGATAGCCATTGTGATTTGTCAGCAACTGCTGGACATCGCCAGCACGTGGTATGCATTGCGCACCGGGATCGGTCGGGAGGCTAATGGCTGGCTGGCGCGCATCATGCGCCGGGTCGGCGTCCAGGCGGCGCTGCTGCTGTCAAAGCTGGCGCTGCTGGCCGCGTGCTTGTTGCTGCGGCCACCATGGCCGGCCTATGCGCTACTGGCGGTGATGTACACCGCGGTGCTGATCGTCCGCGAGAGCAATTCACCAGGGCCGGCAAAACCGGCCCTGATTCATTCTGGAGCAATCATGCTGAAAAAACTGCACGACTACCGAATCTACTTCCTCACTCTGCCGGCAACCCTTGCGCTGTATTGGATCGACTCCATCATCGCGCAGACCTGGCTGCAGTTGGGCCTGGCGTTGCCGGTGCTGGTCGGGGTGGCGCTGCTGCTTCGCAAGGCGCTGTTCCATGTCGATGTATCGGAGGCCGCCGACATTGCTCTGCATGCGCCAACCGGCGCCGCCCTGGTGGTACTGGCCGACCGGCTGTTCATGGCTGCGGTGGTGATTGGCGGTGTGCTGTGGCTGCGGGGCTGA